GGGGGAGATGCGGTGCGTTTGTTGACAGCAAGAAATATTAGCAATCCAGTTCCGAAGGTTCCGACCGGTTGGGGCTGTATCAGACCGATTCCGTGAGGTTCCGGCAGGTTCCGAAAAAGGTGGGGATGATCTGCTGGATTCTTGCGGAGCAATTACAAAAGGTTGTGCGGGATGGGTCAACCGGGGATCGTGGGATGATGGGGTGTTCGAGCAGGGGCGAGCACTTCCGGTAGGGTGAATTGACCAATCATATACTTGACGAAACTATAGGTTACCTCTGGAAAAGTGGGAGGTCGGGGCATTTATAATTGGGGGTCAATAACAATCCGGTATAGACAATAAGGGATTGAAAATATAGGGTTAATACTTTGGGTTTTATACTTGACAAAACCTTTTAGATATGATAGGTGGAGGGATATTGAAATCGATTGCAATTTGGGGAGTTGAAAGATGGGTGAATTTCGGGAAGGGGCGAAACGGGCATGAGGATGTGGATGGTTGATCCTGTTCTGTTATGCAAGAAGCATCTGGGTGGGGAGCACTACGAGATGCACAAGCACCTGTGGGTGTTCCGTAAGGGATACAAGGTGTCGGGACGATTCCACCCCACGGTCCAGATTCAATTTCAGGGATACGTCGAGAGGCATGATCTGCTTGCCCGTGAGATAGAGAGGCGGGGAGGGAAACACAACAGTCCACTCGTTGATGTTCCTGACTTCGAGACGATATACCCGCAATATTGGAACCGGCTGGTCGATGTGGAACTGAGCAAGATCGATCTGTGCGAACGTTGCCCAGACTGCCGGGAAAGGATTAGGGCTGCTGAAAGATGGGTGAATTGACCAAAAAAGAGATTATGGATATTATCAGATCGGCGTACCGATTGAGGCCCAGAGATATTGCGGCTTTCGAGTTGTATGCGAAAGGTGTGACCGAGGTACAGGTTGCTGGAATTGATGGTCCTTTATGGATGCGGGTGGAGGTTGCGAACCGGCTCAGGGATCTTTACAGAAAGGAATTGTGATATGGTAGATTATCAGTGGACGGAAGACGTGATGGAACAGTTGGGTTTGGGGATCGATCGTGCCCTTCGTGAGACCGTGGGGAAGATGGGCTTTGTGCTGTTGGTGTTTCCTCCCGGCAAGCCCGGTGTTTCTAATTATTTGAGTAACTGCGAAAGAGATATGATGATTTTAGCTCTGGAGGAAACGGTTGACAGGTTGAAAAAGAAGGCGGATATTCCGAGACCGATAGGGGAAGCCTGATCGGGTAACGTTTAGACGAGCAAGGAGGTAATTTACTATGGCTGAACAAGCAGAGGTTGTGAGTTTAGGTGCCCACAAACGTAAGAAGGAAAAGAAGGAAAAGAAAGAGGAACTTGTAATCGTTGACTTTCTTGAGTTTGACGCTTATAGAGCAACGGTGCAGAGACTTGTGAGTACTCTGCGGATGCGGAACCGTTACCCGAAGGGTGCTTACGATACCAGTACCTTTTATATAGGACGGAGGGTGATGCGGATAAGCTTCCGACAGCTCTATGTATCACAGTTTCAGATGCAAAAGTTGCTGAGGCTCTTGAAATCGGAGTTCTCAGATGTGGCTTACAAGTATTACGTAGAAGGGACCGATCTGCACATCTACCTGCGTGGTGAGCGAAGGAAGGATGAGTAATGCTGATTGTAGTTAATTTGAAGAACTGTGGAGGTTGTCGGCATAGGGATCATTCGGGCTCTTTCACGCCGGGTGGTCCCAAACAGATATGCGCCCATCCTGAAGTTTCGGATGTGGTGTATAATACTGTACCTGATATGCTGTGTGACGATGCGAACGGTTTTCCATCAAAGCCTACGGGGAAGGAGCTGGAACGATTGGAGAAGCAATGCTACCACTGGAAAAATCGTATTGTGGATGAGTATGTGGATACCGACGATAAGTTTCCGATCTTTTGCCCGTTGAGGAATGGGAGTTTATACTAATGAAGCTGTTAGTGATTATCATTATGCTGTCGAAGTTGTCTACTCTCGCCACGATTGACGGTAAACCCACGTGGATCGATTGTCCCGAATGGGATTGGTCATTGGTGCCGGTGGAGTGTAGAGTTCCTGCGTTTAACTGTGTGCCGATCTGTGGTAAGTGGCCGGGAGATAAGGTGGATATCGGAGCCTATGAATACGTGCCGAATATTACGAGCGAGCAGCCGTGGGGAGCTTGGAAGGGAATACCTTTTAAATCCGCCCCCGGAGAAGTCACTGCTCCAGAGGGTTTTAGACGGAGGTAGGCAATGAGAAAATGTCCGGTTTGCAGTAGCCTGATGGATCAGAGTGTGGACGACTATCCGAGTGGTGCTTGGGAGTGCTCTGTCTGTGGTTGTATCGAAAGGAACGACGAGGCTGAGGACTTTGATCCGGGTGATGAGCTTACAGAAGAAGAAGGGATCAAAGCAATCGTTAAACTTCAAGCTGTTGGAGGTATCGAGGAGAGCGAGGAAAGAGCGAGAATAGGATGGTCTCGGATGGGTGAGGCGGATAGAGCACAGACAATGGCAATGTATCGTTTGGTGATGGGATTTGAGGATATGGAGAAGTCATGAAACTCGCAATAATATTCGAGGCGAAAGAACTGGAAGCCTTACAACCGGGTGTAGTTGTGGAGTCTTGGCGGAGAGTCATGTCTACCGGTACGGGAAAGCGGAAGCTTGCGGCTGCGTTTACGGCGGATGAGATCGAGAAGGTCAAGAAAGTCTATAAACTTTACTGCTGGTGGTACGGCAAGATGATGCCGAGTGAACACCGCTGCACGATTGCCGAGTATGAGTTCATGCAGCGAGTAACCTACTTCTTTGGAACGTACGAATAGGAGGCTTGATGGATAAGGACGCAAGAATCAAGGAACTGGAGCGAAGGAATGAGGAACTTGAAACGTGCCTGGCCTGGGTCCGAGATTTTATTGATACGTTGGAGTATAAAGGAGCCTTTACTATGGCGGTGACTCGGGAGGAGCGACGAGAGTTGTTCTCCCAATTATTAGATAGAGTAGTAAAGGCGGTGGGATACCGAGAGGTAGGTCAGGGCGATGAGTGATTGTAAGAATTTGACGTTTCCTATTATAAAAGAAGCCATGATCGCTGCTTCTATTGAAAAACACGATAAGTATATGGAATTGATGGATAAAGTGACCGAATATGTGAAATCTCGTGGGCCTTGTGAATGGAGTCGATTGCCAACGCTCAGGGAGATCGGTAAAAAATTTAAAATTACGATAGGTCAGGCTGAATGGATCGTTGAGGATTGTGAGCAACTGGAGCTTATCGTTGGGATTAGAGCGGGAGGATCAATCTGTGAGTTTACCAGACAAGGTGACCAAAGAGCTGAATACGTCGAGGAGTGATAACCCACTGTATTTATTGGACTTTTGTGATTGGTGGGCCGAGAGTATGGATGCCGGGAGTATTGAACATTGCATTATGTTACTGGGCCAAAAGTTGTATGAAAACGAAAAGTTACTTGACGAGCTTGGAAAACTTCGATATACCGGTATTGAGAATGACCGTGCTGCACTCGAAGGTGATGTAGAAAGGCTCACTGCGGTAATTGGAAAATTGACAGCACGGAGAACAGAGCTAACTGGCTAAAGGAGGTGTACCATGGACGCAAGACTCATAAAAGCTGCTGGCGGGAGAGCTGACCTTATTAGGAAAGGGAAGACGATGTTAGCTGCGGGATATCAGGTAGATACGGTGCTTGCTACGATCCGTAGGGATGCCGGTATTCGTGGAGCCTGTGTCGATGAGGATCGTTATGAACGAGGTATCAGGAAGATTAGAATTGGGAGGTATCAGCATGCCTGATAAGATCGCATGGCACTACACGTATGAATACAAGGCTACACCTATTTTAACGGACGGACATCTGAGGCTTACTCCAGTAGAACCGTTGCCGGGAGAGCCTCAAGGTGTTTGGTTTTCAAAGAATCCTGTCTGGGAGGAGACCGTCCGCAAGAAGACCGTTATTGTGGATAAGGTAACTGGCGAATCTGTACTCTCGACCGAGCCGCTTGCTCGTGATGAATTTTATGAAGCGACCGGATTCCGGGCCATAAGATTTGCAATCGATTGCAGACGTTTCCCTAACCAGCTTTGCGGGTGGAACAACTATCGCAAGAAACTTTTTAAGGTTGGTCATGCCGCCCATGCCAAGGCTCTTGCGGATACTGCTAAATTATGGAAGGCAGACCCGAAGGATTGGCTTGTCATTTACCGGGAAGTTACTCTATTCGAGCTGCTGAATGAGGTTGAGATCTGGGATCATGTAGGGGACCGTGGATGGATTCCAGCCGGATTGAAGGTAAATGAGGAGACACGTAAGGTAACCGTTGCTCCTTTAATTGAGATGGGAGGGATAGCTACGTGAAGATGCCGGAGAAGTGGACTAACCTGCGGTTTACAGAGGATAGTAGTCACACGCAAAGGATGAGGGTTCGTACTAAAGGAGGCTTTCTCGCTGCCCTTACTTGTTCTTATCGTGCCTACCATGATCGTATATTTAACCCGATTGACTCGGTTATCACACTCGTACTCAAATCAGGAAAAGAAGTTGTGTTTCATATCAGTGGTCGCATGGATGAGAAAAACTATAAGGTGTTGAAAAGACGAGTAAAACGACTACCGGCCAAGGATCTGTTAGGAGGGTAGGGATGGGTGATCGAACGTGTGAACATAAAAATAAGAAAGGGATGGATTGGCCCGATGGTGGATATGTCGAGGTTTGCGAGGACTGTGGCTTCAGCCGACATTGTTGGGAGCAAGGGGAGAGTGATTGGATATGGGTTGAGGACATCGAGGCTTCCAAGAAAGCTGTCCAGAGAGGCATAGACAACATGGGAAAACCACGGAGGCTGGAGGGTTAGGTGCTGTGAGAGACCATATCGAGACGTTGCTAATTATAGGTACACTGGCGATAGTCCTATGGGTTGCTACTGTTGCAGTTGACCGACAAAACGAAGTAATAAGGCTGGACCGGATTCGTTGTGAGAATGGAACCTACAGCCGATGCAATCCTAAGTGTGTACCATGGCTTAAATATCTGCAAGGGAAGTGTCGTGGCGAGTAGAGCATGGATCGAAACAGTGTCAATCCTTGGTCTTGTCTCAGCTTGCACGGCGATGATCAAAGATTTGAATCCTGATATGGCCGGTGTAGAGGAGACATGCGATGCCTTGTACGTTGATACTCAAAGTATTTTGAGGATTTATATGGATCAACAACGCTGGACGAATCAGCTTCACAAGTTGATCGATAAGCGGATGAGAGCCATAGAGGGGGAGCTTGTAGTTAGATATGAAAGTAACCTTTTAGTGCAAGATATGATAGGAGCTATGATCGGACTCGTTTCGGACTTAGCTTTTAAAGTCTCTGAACCACGAAAGAGTATGCTATACAAGCTTACGGATGGTCTCGAAAACGTACTTGCTTTCTTTACAGATGAGTCGAATTTGGAGCATTTCAACGAGACTACTACTTTATTAGACATTACAGAGGTTATAGAAGTTGGAATTAAGAGTAAATGATAGAAATTCTGGAAGTCATATTCAACAAATTGTATACGTCTGGAGGGTTGCTATTCTCTGGTTTGGTGGCGTCTATCATACTTAGGACGTGGATGATAAGAAGACATAATAGTGGAAATAAAAGTTGATGTCAAGCAGAGATATCCATATCACTTTTAGAATAGAGTATGCATTTTGGCTGGAGACTATAACGGATTGGCCGGTAGGGGAAGCCTTAACCGTTGCTGGATTAGTAGCCCACCCCTTTTACTATTGGATTCGACGCAGTTCTGTCGATGCTATGTTTGAGTACTATTGGAGTCAAATGGAGTCTAAACGAGGAGGCCGAGACGATGGATGAGAAGCAAATAAAGGAATCTTTAAAGAAGTTTCTTGAGGAGAAAAGTAAAGAACTGGGTGATGACGTAAAATTTGGCGGAATCATATCGGTAGGCAACAAGAGGGAGTTGTTGGATCTGGTGGAGGAGATCGCCAGAAGTAGTGGAAGTAGAGAGGATGGTGACAGGATAAAAGTCCTTGAGTGCCTACCATGCTTGGCTAAGACCTTTGCCAGAATTTATGCTAGGCTGCGAGGAGACCCGATAGCTTACACTGGAGCACTTACGGTTAGCCTTCTAAATTGCGTTATGCGACTTGACGCTAGTTCTAACGGTAGGCAGTATTGTGACGGACTTACGCTTACGCTACTGAAGTTTGCCGAGTTGATGGATCTGCTCGACGAGCCGGAATTAAAAAGGATCAGTGCCAGAGAGTATATGGATAGAGGACAGACACATGAATTTTAAGTTCCCGTACCATTATATAGTGATCGGGATTACTATAGTATTGGGCATTGCAGTTCATCAGTCATTTTTTACCAGTGACCAGCGAGTAGTCTATCGGGCTGAGGTATTGGATGCTTCCGATAAGGCTGTGGATGAGATAGTTAGGATATACAGGGCTCACGGAATGAGTGTGGATGAGGACGTGATCTTTAAAATGCGGGAGGCGAGTAGAGAGGCCTTGATAGGGATTTTGGAATCAAACGGTTATGTCGTTGAGATCAGGAAGACAGAGGAGCCTGACTGACCCGGAGAAGTTGTATCTGATGGCCTACCTATAGTCTTGCAAGAAAAAAGGCTACCTTATTATAAGGCATAGCCTCCCCGATGTTGGCTCTGTCGTTATACCTTTATTTATGTAGCTGCTTTCCTACGCAATCCCCTCGTGCCATTTTTATCCTTGACAAAACTTTCTATCTATTATAGTTTTGACTCTGGATATTTATCGAAAACTGGCACTGAAAACCTTTAACAGAAAGGAGGACGCTGACTGATGCGGGATTTGGTAGACTTGTTGGCGGCGAATCGCCGAGGGGAATGGCCTACCGACGATGACACAATTTCCAATACAGTAAATTCGTTGTGTAACGAGGCTTCAGACATGACGGAGTTTGATGACCTCGAACCTGAACCGTCAATTATAATAGAACGACAAACGGAGGACACCACCATGAGTAAAAGACAAAGTAAACCAAAGGCTCACATTCGATCTTACGTGACTATCAATGACAAAGACTTCTATCTCGGCACCGGAACTTCCTTGGGTATCGCCAGAGGTCGTGCTGTGAAGTTGCTGAAACAGGCCGACCTGACTCCGGGTACTGATCCAGTGAGTGCCATTCGTACGACTACCAAGCAGAGGGAGTGGGCTGGCAAGGGAATCGATGCTATTCTCGCCCTCCTGACTGAGCCGGATGCTGCTCCAGCCAAGAAGACCGCTGATGACAAAGCTTCCGAGAAGGAAACCAAGCCGGAAAAAGCTGATGCTAAAGGTGAGGAAGATGATCCCGATGTTATTATGGAGCTGTTGGAGGACGAATCGGCCACCCCCGATAAAAAGGAAGCCGATGAAAAGCCGGATGCCAAGGCCCAGAAGAAGAAAGTCGATGCCAAGAAGTCGGACACCAAGGCTAAGGATGCGAAGAAACCTGATGAGGAGCCGGAAACCGAAGTCAAGATTGACTCCGAACCTGAAAAGAAGTATGTTGCCGGGAAGGATATGGTGGATGTGCCCGACTATAAGCCGACCCATAAGAAATTGTTTGGCAGCATGTCGGCTGCGGAGCTGAAGAAACTGACAGAACGGGCTGTTGCCGAACTTGGAAAGTTGCTGAAAGAGGGTGACTCGGTTATCACCGTTGTCCGAACCGTGACCAAATCTAAGTTTAACGCCAAATGCCATATCTTTGCCAGATCCGAGGATGGCGAACTCGTTAATATCACGGAGTATATCAAGAGCCTCGAAAACAAACGGCAGGATTCCAGTGATGTTTTCTTGCTTCGACCGGAGAACAATGGCTGGATTCGTCTGATCTCCAAGGCTGTATTTGGAAAGGAAGATGCACTGGACGAGATGCGTATCTAATGTAGGCTTCATACCGATTGTCCCTATAGGGGAGTTGATGGAATTAATGTCAGCTCCCCTATTTTATGTGAGGTCACCTGCTGAGATCTGGCGGTTTGTACGGCGATATCCGGGTAGATCGTCTGGCACCGAATACTGCAACATGCTTTTAATTGTGGTCGTCAGGAAACGGCTCTCCTTGGTTCTCAGCTTTGCAATCGCTTGCACTCTGGCTTAATTGGTATCGCCCGTTTTATATACTTGACAAAACTTGCTACCTATTATAGTATTTAATCTGGATTTGATTTTTAACCGGAGGTCACTACTATGGGAGACGAGAAACAAGATATTGAAAATGCTCGTGATTTGGTCAAAATGGTCGATGAGGAGTGTGCTCGAATGAATGAGATCGGCAATCCTTTCATCAATCAGTTTGTCAGAACGGCTCGACGGCGTGTTCGCACCCATGCCCAACGGGTTGCGAGTTACCACCGAAAGCTCAAACGGTATCAGGACGATCCCGATTGGGTTGTGATCGTTTACGATGACGGTTATGAGGCGTACCATAAGGATTCGGAAACGGCCCGAAAAATTCGGGAGGAGCAACAACTCGCTAAATTTAAAGGAGAAAATCCGATTGAGTACGCTATGGAACGATTTTTAAATCGGGATTCGGTTACCATGGTCGAAATTCGAGCTGCACTCGATACCACCATTGGTTTCTCCCCGGAGCTTCTGAAGGCTTGTCGTGACTTCCTCGTTGATGAGGGAGTTTCTATAGACAAATAAAAATTAAAGGAGATTAAAAAATGGACGAAACGACGAAAACCAAATTAAAACAAGCGTTTGAGAATGGTAGTCTTGACTTTCTGACCCGGCCAACTGGTCATACTGCGCTGGAAATATTCAAAAAAGACAAGCCGCCCATCCTGCACCCGCTTGCTGATGCGGCTTTTGCGGCAATCGAGTTGCAGGCACCCGAAGCCATTGGGTTCTTAACCGTCGATACCATTAGTAATTTATGCTATGAATATCTTGAATGTGAGCTTGGCTAACCTTAACTATGGGAGATTTAATCATGGGAAAATTCGGATGGAGTTTACCACCGGGCGTTACTCATAGGATGATTGATGAGTCGATGGGGCTGCATGAGCCCTGTGAGTGTTGCGGCTTAACCGTTGACGATTGTATCTGTGAGGAGTGCCCAACTTGCGGAGAGTATGGGAATCCGGGGTGTTACAAGGGGTACTTTAAAGAAGATCACGGGATGGAGTTTACCACCAAGCAATTAGAAGGTCGTCAGCTATTGGCTGATCAGATCGAGGCCGATCAAAAGGTTGACGATGCCTTGTATGAGGAGTGGAAACGAGACCGAGATGAGTTTGAGTTCGAGTCGGAGGAGTCAACTATCACCGGTTTGAAGTACGACGACCCCGAAATTTTCAGGGGTAATAATGACGATTAATCTATTAATATACGGAGGACGCTGAAATGAAAGAAAAAATCGAGCACCAGTTTCCCTACAAACACATGCAGATTTTGATCGTTCGCAAGATTCGTCGAGGGGAGAAGCCTGAGCGGGTGTTCCGTGTCGGAAACGTTGACTACCCTACGCTTCTGGGGGCCAAGGCCATAATCGATACCTGTCCGTGCAATCAATAGGAGGTCACAATGAGTGATATCGAACGCATCGAACAAGAGGCAAGCGAGATAATCAGTTGGATTTCAAGTGCCTGTCAGGACATGGCAGGGTCGCACGAAGCTATGGTAACTGCTGGACTAATGAAGGCCAGTGAGAAAAAGTCTGCCGAGGAGCTATATGAAGACCTCGCAGCCATTCGGGAGTTGATTTCACAGCGACTTGACTATGGTGATCCCGATATCCAGTTGTTGCTTATTGCGATTTATAAGGAAGCCGACGAGGATAGTGTTATTCAAAAAGCTGCCGGTCAGCTATATTATCTTGCGGAGGACATGCATGCGAAACGAAAAAACAGTTAAGCTTGACGACGTTATTATTGAAGTTACGAGGCGGTGCCAGCTTACCTGCCAGCACTGCTTGCGGGGTTCTTCGGAGCCTGTAGATATGGACATTGAAATAGTCCGCACGTTCCTTCGTAATGGAAACGTAACGGAGATTCGTAATATCACGTTTAGTGGTGGGGAACCGTCACTGAGACCGGCTTTCATTCGTGAGGTTACCCAACTGTTTAGGGATGAGAACGTTGAGATCGGAAGTTTTTACATTGCCACTAATGCCGTAGAGGTTACTAAGGAGTTTATCTTTGCGGTGATGGAGTTATGGTGCTATTGTACGGACAACGAGATCAGCGGACTTGCATGGTCTAATGACGTTTACCACTTGAAAGCCCCGCCGGAGAACGTTAAGATGCTTGAGGTTCTGAGCTTCGCCCATCCGAAATATCACGACTTGAAATCTCAAAATCTTTATGGTGGGTCTGGGGTCATTGCAGAGGGTAATGCAATCGAGTGGGGAGGACGCCAGCAGTCTCCAGACAGTTATGAATGTGAGTCCTACGGAGGAGACGATGAGGTGATCTATGTATCGGGTGGACAACTCTATGTCAACTGTGAGGGTATGGTCATAAAGGGTTGTGACTTCTCGTATGAGAGTCAACGTAACCCCGAAAATCAATTCTGCGCCGTTTCCGACTTCAAACCGAATCTAATCGAAAAATGGTGTTCTGAGGCAATCTGAGCGGTCAGAATGGATGCATAGGTTTTATGCTATCCACTATATTAAAGAATACGGGATCGGGTCACCTTCAGGTGATTACGAGTCCGGCATTGGGGAAGTCATTATGATTAGGCTTATTAGGAAACTGGTTGGATGTAGCATTGGGCTTCTTGGCATATTGCTTGCATGGTCAGACGGGGGCTGGTTCCCATGGGTGAACTATGTAGGGCTTGGTATTTTCGGTATTATGATATACGTTGCCAATAGAAGTGAGGACCGGTGCAATCGCTTGCAATGAGAATATGGCCCGTCCGTGAGCTTTTATCCTTGACAAAACTTCATACCTATTATAAGTTTAAGTCTGGATACAAAAAATTCATTTAAAAGGATGGCAGAAATTGACTAAAAACCACCAAAATAGCGAAAATCATAAGCAAAACGGAGGTCACATTATGAATCAGCCCATTAGCGGAACAGTTGAAATTCCTCGTGATTACTTCTTTACGATGGCAACGAAGGATTACCGAGATTGGCAGAAAGCGTTGTGGAGAGAGTTTTTCCAGAATAGCATCGATGCGGGAGCTACGGAAATAAAGGTTGCCACCGACATCAAGGCCGGGAAAGTTACCATTTCTGATAACGGGACCGGTATGACGCTGGATATCCTCCAGAACAAGTTGTTTTGTCTGGGCGGGACCGAGAAAGCATCTGGTTCTGTTGGTGCATTTGGAAAGGCTAAGGAGCTTTTATTTTTCTCTTGGCCGAACTATCGTATTAAAACGAAGTCTCTGGACGTAACCGGGGAGCACAACGAGTACACTATAAAGGAATCCGAGAAGAATGTCAACGGGACTCGTTGTACCATCGAGCTTTCCGAGCAATCTCTGGAATCTACTACAATCGAGACGCTGATATCACACGGTAAATTTGTCGCTGGTCTGATGGAAACGCCATGTAACATCAGCTTTGATGGACATCCCGTTGAAACCACATGGCATCGGGGCAGTTTTGTTCGGGATCTGGGGTGGTGTCAAATATTCCATACTAAAGATGACACGGACGCCCGCTCCCTGCAAGTTAGAATCAACGGTGTTTGGATGTTTTCCAAATTTATCGGGTCGGATATCGGGGCTGTGACAATCGAGATTACGAAAAATAGTCTGGAATGTTTGACTTCCAATCGGGATGGTTTGCAGGAACGTTACCAAACAGAGCTTGACGAGTTTTTGAAGCGATTGATCGCTGATACTACACAGGCCTTGAAACCGGAGAAGCAGATAATTCGCCGGAAATATGAAGGAACCGGCGTGATCGAGCTTGCTGCGGCAAGAGAGGCGCTGGACGAGTCGCTCCAGAACGTTGTCAGATATGATGCTGGAGCTATTAACGATTCTATTCGTGATCTTTCAAAGGAAATGATTGCCCGATTGAATTTAGAGGGCCATGAGAGTACACTGCTGGAGCATCGACTCGCACAGATCGGTGCTGCCGCCAAGAACTCTGATTATGCCGAGGACTGGTCTTACGATTATAAGGATAGAATGGCTTTGATCGGATACCGGCCAGATTTCGTCACCAAATGTGAGTCTCAGGATGACGCCAAATGCAAGAAATTCATGCGGTCCCGAAAAGCTAATGTTCTTGCGCTTATGTGGACGGAAGTAGTTAAGGAAGTGTTGCTCTCAAGCGGAAATTTTGTATCCTTCACATGTGGTTTTACCTTAGAGTCTGATGTGGAGGCCCAGATAGAACAGTTGGATGGAACGTACTACTTTTACTTGAATCCCGAACTCGTATTAAATGGAACGCCTTACCAAAAAGCCATTTTCAAAAAGCGACGGATACTGGTAGAAGACTTAAAAGATAAGGCCATACACGAAATCTCGCACATTCGTTATGAATATCACGACGAAGGTTTTGTGGCTCAGATGGCTCGGATACGGCTGACAACTTACGACAGCTATTTTGCATACCAGACTATTCAAAACATAAAATAATGGCTCCTGCGGCGGCTCCGGGGCTGACTTGGCCCCTGCCGCCCATACCTATTAGAAGGGAAGGAATGATATTAGATGACGTGTTGAGATTTAGGGGTTCTTCTTTCGTTGACGGACTAAGGTTTGCAGGTATCGAGGTAGATCAAGACGTGTATAAACGGGTCATGATCTATTCTTGCTTGGAGTGTGGCGGATTACTCGCTGAGATTTCAGAGTTTTCTCTCGGTTTCAACGTTGAGAAATTCGAGGCGGAGATCATAGATCGTCTGCGACCGGAAGTTGCCAAGCATCCTTGCTTTGTAAAGAGACGGAAGGAGCTGGAAGAAAAAGTTAAACAAACCAAACGAAAAAAACTTCGTGAGAATAGAGAGGTGCGAATGATTAGAATTAGGAGGAAACCGTGAAACACTACGTATCTGATTCATATTGGTGCGACCGGGATGAGCAATTTAAGCACTCATTAGTCTGTTTGTATAGGTGTACGGATCAGCCGTACTGCTCACATAGTCTAAAATTCGAGTATTCCTTGCGGATTAAGTTGCAATCGATTGCACTGGCCCGGATCGGAGGGAACGGTCAGCTTCCCGGCATGGAGAGTGATGAGAAGGAGTGATGATAAAACTTTGGTCCTGCGCCAGTTTTTATACTTGACAAAACTTGCTACCTATTATAAGTTTTAGATTGGATCTTATTAAAAACCACCATAAAACGGGAGGACACAAAATGAAAATAGTCGGAATTAAAGGCAGACTGAGAAATGTAGCCGAGAGAAAGTTGATTTCAAAGTACGGACTGACCGCTTCGGAGGCTGCGGAAGTTGCTGCCATTCACTCTGAAAAAGACATGGAGGGGAATCAGCGGATTTCCGGGTATTCGGGCGAGATAGCAGCCACCATCGAGTCTGTGCTTGCGGTTCGGGAGCGGATTGAATGTTCCAAATGCGGTGTCGATGGTATATTTTCGGCTACTGGATTCTACTGCCCAAAATGCAACGAGCGGATATCATAGGTAATGGAGGTCACATGATCGAACGATATTCAAAGGAACAGTTTGAAAATGCGCTTCCCCGGCATAAGGAAACAGGCGAAGCGTTATGGATGGAGGCCGGAATTGTCGATGCGGAGTATACTTATCGACTGCCGATTCGAGAAGGGGTTGAAATCATGGTACGATCCAGTGTCAAACCGACCGGGATCGCTGCCGATACTGGTAAGGACAGCATACGAGCATGGCTTGTCAGCTCAGATCTCAGTCCTCTGGGGTCGAAAATCCTGAGTTACACGACAAGGATGCCCGGATGGGAGTTGAGAATGAAGGCTGTTTTGCAGGAATTGTGGCGACGAGGGCAGAATATTATGGACTGCCCGAAATGTAACAATCCGATGGGCGTCTTTCAAGTTAAAAAGGAAGGCAAAAACAAGGGTCGCCTTTTCATGAAGTGTTGGGATCACGGTTTCTTCACTTGGATGGATGAAAATGGCGTACCGGAGCGGACTTGGAAGGCTTCCGAACGAAAGAAAATGGAAGCCGCCAGCGAAGACGTTATCATTGCTATGCTCCGGGAGTGTACGTTAGTCAAGGAACGTGTTGAACTGCTACGGGAGACGTTGGCAGAAGATGAGGACGTTGCCCTGTTTGGCATGCACTTCCTATATGACCACCAAACCTTTTCCGAGCAAGCTACCGGTACAACCGTCGAAAAGAATCGTGTTGGGTTTTCTGGCGTGGATGCTGAACTGCTGACATCGTTTACCGAACAGCATATTAAGAGTGAGACGCTCTCTCCGAAGCAGATGAAATACGTTTTTAAGAAATTGCCCAAATATGCACGTCAGATCGAGCGGATTTTACGGGCAAAATTGTAATTTAACCATAACAGGAGGCAATTAAATCATGGAAAACGTTGAAATGACAGTATCTAAAAAGGGTATCTTGACGATTAGAGTTGACCTTAATAGCGATTGTGGTCAGAGTAAGTCTGGGAAGTCGATTGTTATAGCTTCCACGAAGGGTAACAAACCGGTTCCGGGTGAAGGAAGGGATGAGATTATCGGCCTCAATGTTTATCGGAAGTGCTAACCATAGTGCTAACCAAAGGCCTCCCTCACTGCCGATAGTGGGGGAGGTACTGTTATTTAGTAGGAGGGTGTGAGCTATGCCGAACACGTTAGAACACGAGCAAATGCGGTGGGATTCTATGACTGCTGCACAATTAGCTACTCGGTTGAATAGAATACGAGACCCGCTGAAATTTAACAACTTTTTGGCGTGTGCTCGTAATGCCCGTAATGCTTATCTATATACCGGATGCTTGCAGCGAATGGAGGAGTTTGGTGTCGGAGTTACCATCACTCGTGATGCGAGCCTCGATCTTAGGACTACTGGCCTGGGATCTGCTGAGGAGTTGTCGGACGGAGTTACCCACGTGACGGATGACGGACACCGTTTAAATGCAAGGGCTGATGACCTATCATTTGAGCGAGGTGTTGACCCTCATCCGACAGTTGACGAGGAAAGTCTCAGGGAATTGGCAGCACTGGGAGCAAGGAACGGCGCAAATTCAGCCGCAATTAAAAAACCCATACATAACCATAGGATTATAAGAATATCGGGCTCAAAAAAGCGGAAAAGGGCGTTGGAAAGGAAAACAACTATGCGAGACTTACGTAACGAATTGGATATAGAGGCACCGAGGGCAAAAGGTGCCTATCTGGAGGACGCTCCAGACGTGATCTGGAATGATGCGGGGTGGGTTTTGGAAGACAAGGAAGACGCCATGCGGTGTACTATGCAGCTCGGTCCCGAACGGTCATTGCTTGTGGGCCGAAACAGAAAGGACTTTCTGAAGGGTGTTGAAAAAGCCGGATCGTTCATGTCATTAGATCATAAAAATCCGGTACTGGCTTTTGAAGTCAAATCCAAAGAGTTTGACGGGACCATTCTCGATGGGGAGTTGACAGAGACGTTTAAGAAAGTAACCAAGAAAACCCTCCTCGCCGGGAAGGGTATCGATACGAAGCTTGGAGTAATGGAGCATGACAAGTATACGGTGGAGAGAGCTGCTATTGGAGACCATATAGGGTACGTAGTGTGGGATTGCCTATTTTATAAGGGTGTTGACATACGGGACCGCCCTCTCTGGAAACGACGAAAGGCTGCCGAGCACGTAATTGAGAAAATCGGTGATCCCAGAATCCGTATCATTTTACAGGTCGAGGCAACGGAAGATAACATGCAAGCTATATTTGACCGTGGGAAGGAAGGAGCTATCGCCAAGAACGTGTTTCATACGATACCTGTGGATCACAAAGTTCATTCAGGGTACTGGAAATTGAAAGGAGACGACAAGCGGACAGTTGACGGGTTTATAACCGGAGTTCAAGAAGCTCTCGGTGGAGGATCAGGAGTTAAGGGGATTAAGCCGAAACCGACCGGTAAGGCTGCATCGTTTACGATCTGCATGTTGGATATCAATGGCGAGCCACTGGAAGTTTGCAAGATGAAAGGGAACTTGACCGACGATATGGTAGACAACGGATACCGTGAATTTCACAGGTTTAAGGACTGTGTTGTCGAGATGAAAGTCTCTGGATGGGACGGGATTCGCTTCCGGTGGCCTCGATTCTACCGGTGGAGAGAAGACAAGACACCGGCAGACTGCACCGTACTGGAGCAGATCGGACGTGTAACCAAAAAGTCTAAAAAGAGGAAGTAATACGATGATCGTTAAATGTTCTATGTGCGAACGCAAGCTCGGTGAACTCAAACGTGAGGGAAACAAGCTGAAGGTTGAGGGTATCGAGTGTGAGATAACCGGACACGTCAAGGTACGATTTGACGATACTAGTAAGACGATATCAGTTGAACCATGCGAAAAATGTTTGATGGCTTTGGTAGAGGAGCGGACGGAAAAAGTGTTATGGCTGATCAGTAAAAAAGCCCTGCGGTTGACAGATGCCGAATGGAAAAAACAACTTCGTCAGGGACACTGGTACTGCAACGAGGAGAAACCCTATCACGCTGCTATTTCAGGCAAAAAGCGAGGTTAGTGCAATCGCTTTCACCACTTGACAAAACCAGTTGACTTTGTTATAAGAGATTATGGACTTAGTAACGACATACGTTGAAGAAATTGACATTAGGTATCGTGAGGCTAAACGAGATCGTATCCATCCCCGGCAAGACATAGCTTATCAGAAATGGGCTGCGAATATGAACCGTGCCATTTTAAATCACATCACTTCTGGGCACGAGGACGCAGAGAGATTGAAGTATGTTCACGGGTATGGACTCGCCAAGACCCAACTCCTTGAGTTGCATATCAAGTCTCGAATTTTGAAAAAGGGACAGAAACGTAGACTGCGAGAGCACATCAAAGGCCTCCGTAAAATAATATTTGATCGAGAGGAGGCACAATGGGTATCGGACTTCATATCGTCGTTTCAAAAAAGTACGGACTAAACCCTTTGCCGATGTGCTGCCCTATTTGTGGTGAGAAGAATGGGTTTGAGGAAGCTGTTGGCGCTGTGCTGCGCTTTGCATGTGAGCACTGTGAGATGGAGTTCTTCATGCCACCGGGGGCAGCACTACCTATCCGGTGTCACCACTGCGGCTGTAACAAGTTTAAGAATAGGGGCGAAAAGTCGATGGCTAGTATGAGTGTTCCGTCTCCTTTTCTATGTGAAAGTTGCTTAGGAATTGAGAGAGATATTGAGAAGGAAGTTGCTGCCGGGGGCTTGCGATGGGCTTGTGGCGAGTGCATGGCTTTTGGAGCATTGAGCCGGGAAAGTGAATTTACAATAGAATACCGGGAACGCTACGGTAAGCAAACCGTTGATTTTACCGGGACCGGTAAATGCCCTAATTGTGGGAGGGGTGATGAGACAGGTTAGGACAGTAGAACTCGAAGTTGCAACCGTGATTGCCTCTCACGTCACTGCTACACTGGAAAAATCGTCTTGCCGATACACCGTTTGTGGATCTATGAGGCGGTCTGATTTGGCGAATGTGGGCTCTATTCCGATTATATGTGATAGGACATCATTAAATAGGAGGTCCGTTGCACGGGCGCTACGGAGGCGAGGATTAAGCATAAGTAAACTTCCCGTTTCCAGAGGAGCTACTGTTGGGAGGGGCTTCTTGGCAAATGGGCTTCCGGTGTACTTGTACGACTCGGATGATAACGAGTGGGGTGCTGCTACGTTACTACATACCGGCAACTTATTATTTACTCGATTGATGCAGCAACATGCTGCGTCTTTGGAGTACACGCTTAACGGATACGGACTTTGGCTCGGAGATGATCAAATCGCTGGCAAGGATGAGAGGCAGATTTTCTTCGCTCTGGGAGTATCGCATGTTGCTCCAAAGTACCGAAACTTCAGGAAGGGAGATAGGCTCCCTATAATCTTATAAGGAGGTAAGATGGATACACGGCAAATTAGAACTAAGAGGAAGACGAAGCCGACCCAAACCAAGAGCCAGAAATCAAGGTCTCGGACAGTTGCCCAGATTCATACTGCTATTGAACAGGCCGGGAAAACTGAGTCAAAATTGAAGGAATTGGCCGGGAGCCTGACAGACACCGAGATAGGTCTGTTGGCGGATCAGCATTTGCGTGACACAGAAAAGTCTGCGGAGATTAACAAGGGGATATCGTGGATCAAACCGCTTCTTCACTTGTCAGCACGGGAGCAGAAGTGGAAGAAGAAGGAGGGTGATGTCTCTGAGGCAAAAGCCATGGCAGGGTCATCTACTGAGTTCACCTGTACGGTCACACAGTTTGTTGCTCTCCTCAAAAAAGAAGGTAAACTCAAGCTGGCCGATGACATCCTTTCAATTCGGTTGGGTGATGCCAAGAAGTACCTTGGAGAAGCTGCAATAGCACCTGTTACGAAGAAGAAGTCGGACTCCATGGGCCGTTTTTCAATCGCCAGAAAGAAGGGTAAGTAGACCGGTCTAACCGTTTGTAAATACCAATCCCACCTCGTACCCCATTTGTGCCATACGTGTCCATTTGGGGTACATCTTTTTTCGTTAAAAACTTCCGTAAAAGCCCGCCGTTTCTGGGATCTCCTACTATAGTCAAATTTGGCTTTTCTCCTATAATACACCCTGACCTACATCGCCTGAAAAACAGAAGTAACCTGAGTTTTGTAAGTGGCTGATTTGGCAAGGAATATTCAGCTCTCCCAAAATTTTTTTGACCTATTATAAAAGAAAGTTCTTGACCTTGGTTGTGCGTCTGTATATGCTATAGAGTGATGAGATATCCGCATGCTGTAAACGAGTTACTAAACAATAGTAAGGAGGTACACAATGACATTGAGAAATAGATCATGTTCGTCATTTTACAAAGCTTTGCTTGTTTTGCTCACCACCGCCCTCGCCCTGTCACTTCTTGTTTCAATGGCCCATGCCTCAAGTCTACAATGGAATCCTGCCGCATCAGGTGATGACCCAGATGGTTATATTGTCTACTACTGGGAGGGAGCCATAGACCGTTTTACTGCGGACGACTTGAAAACTCCGGTTCCTGCTGGTTTGGGAGTAATGCCGCCTGTGCCGTTTGTGTCTGGTCAGGCAACTTATATGGTTGCTGACATCGAAACGACATTAAATCTACCGAGAGGCCAAGACGTTAATTTTGCAGTAACCGCCTATAACAGTACGGGACAGAGTGTTCCGGCAACTCTCAGCGAACCGTTCACTGTCCCGCAATTCTCGCCACCCGCAGAAGTTAAGTTGTGGGTGGACCCTGATGAAGTACCTCTGTCGGCAGTCCAGCCGGAGGTGCAGTAAGAGAAAAGCAATTCTATGAGGGCTGAAAATATGCAATCGCTTGCAACTGGAAAAATGGTAGTTAAGGATGAGAAACAACGAATCGTTTACGGGGAGGTATACTCCCCGTTTCGTCTGGATACAGACGGTGAGACCATGACGCAGGAGGACATCGGCATCATGGCTCAACGATTCATGGAGGATCACCTCGTTAGTAAGATTGACGTTGAGCATGACGAGGTGGAATCTGGAGCAGAAGTCATCCGATCATTTATAGCAATGAAAAATGACCCAGATGGATTTGTCGCCGGATCATGGGTATTAGGAGTGAAAGTACATCCTGACCCGCTGTGGGAAAAAGTTATGAAGGGAGAACTTAATGGGTTCTCCTTTTCTGGTTCTGTTGACCGAGTACCTGCCGAAGCCGTTGTTCAAATGGTTGTCAGGGCATACGGCGATACGGAGAAGTCTGAAGATGGACCGTTGCCACCGCACATTCATAAATGCGATATTTCATTCGATGGGAATGGTCGAGTGCTGCCGGGGCAATTTACCGATTGGTCTTTGGACCACCAGCACCCCATAGAGAAAGCGACTGCTACCGGCTCCGAGATCGACCACGGACACCGGTTGGTCCTCATTTGATGATTAAGGAGTTACTGTTATGGGCTTGAATACCGAGACGGAAGAAGTCAAAAAGAGTATTACTTTACTAACTAACCCACGGGCTAACTTTGTTTCGCTGGTGAAGCATGCTGCGTCCCGGCAACCCTTCCGGGTTGTAAAAGCTGAGAAAGGAGGTAACAAAACTGTGAAAAGTATGGTCGTCCAGAGTATCCTGCTGCCGAACGGTACGACCATCGGGGATCTGTCTTCAAAGAGTGGAATGAATTGGCTGTCTGAGGTATCGGCTGAAAAGTCTGAATCCTTTGATAGCTTCACCAAGCTTACACAGGTTTCGGTCGAGAAGTTCGATGAAGGGTCTATTAAACTGGTTAAGCTGGATGGCTCCGGGGCGTTTGCTCTTGCGGGTCAATTAATTCCTGACTCTGGGGTGGAGAACGTTATCACCTTGGGTGAGGAAGATACAGCTAAGGCAGCGGACCTCCCGACCGCCCCCATGGATGCTATTGTGGGGAATCCTGATGCTAACGCTGTCCTTGCCCAGAAGTTTGCTGATCTGTTTGACCGTGAGACTTATTCGATGCTGGATGTAGTCCATGGTCTGCTCCGTCAATCTGCCACCGATTCAAAGAAACGCAAGTCTGCGGTTCTGGCGGCAATCGACGGATACAAGTCATTCATTTCCATGGGTCTTGATGCGTTGGATAAGAACGCTGCCAAGCTCGACGGCAAACCCGACAAGTTTACCAAACCGGCAGAGGATCAAAACCAACTAACTGACAAAGGAGAAGTTGAAATGTTTAAAACGAAAGACGAGTTCACGAACGCTGTGGTGACTATTCTCGATGCCCGTGATGCAAGAAAGCGGGAAACCGAGGACACCAAGGCACAGGAGGCTGCGGCCAAAAAACGTGACGAGGACTTCGCCACCCTGACGGATACGGTGCAGAAAATGGCCGAAACCGTCAACACTCTGGTCAAGAAGACGGAGAAGCTGGATGGTGAAAGTGACACGGACGCCGCCGCCAAGGACGGTGACACTGCGGACGCCGATGCTAAAAAGTCGGATACTGCGGACACCAAAGACGGTGACACCAAAGAGACCCCGGCCAAAACCTCCGGCGTTGACATGAGTGTCTTTTCGGGGCTGCTGACCGCAAAGGCTTAATTTGGCTGCTCTGCAATCGCTTGCACTTCTGAATTGAAGTCAAGGCAAATTCTTAAACAGGAGGTTTTATTACAATGAAAGAAAGCAATCGATCCATTGTTGAAAAAGCCGACATTGCGGTCGGTGATCTCATCTCCAATGGCGGTTACCTAAATCCGATTCAGGCCAATACGTTTATCCGTATGCTGATCGAACAGCCAACTCTTTTGAATGAGATCCGTGTGGTGCCGATGAACTCGCCCACCATGGAGATCAATAAAATCGGGTTCGCAGATCGAATCATGCGGAGAGCCCCTGCTTCGGGCCAAGCTTTAGCCGCTGCCGACCGCACGAAACCGACCACTGACAAGGTAGAGCTTGCCACCAAGGAAGTCATTGCCGAAGTCCAGATTCCGTACGATGTGCTGGAAGACAACATCGAACGTGGATCTTTGGAGTCCACGATCATGACCCTCATCACCGAACGGGCTGCGCTCGATCTGGAGGAGTTGTTGATTCTGGGTGACACCGGCTCCGTTGATACCTACCTCAATCTGCTGGACGGGATTCTGGTACAGGCCACTTCCCATGTCGTTGATCACACCGCCACACCGGTCGCCGTTGAGAAGACAGTCTTTAAGCAGATGCTTCGGGCCATGCCCAACAAGTACCTGCGAAACCGTGCTGCGATGCGTCACTATGTTTCCCCGCATGCGGAAATTGAGTATGCAGACAGCCTGTCTAACCGGGAAACCCCGTTGGGTGATCGGAAAGTTGTTGGATGGATGCCGAATTATGCTTACGGTATCCCCGTCAGACCTGCGGCTTTGATGCCGAACGCCAAGGGCATCTTCACGTACCCGAAAAACCTCATCATGGGTGTTCAACGCCAGATCATGATAGAGACCGACCGGGATATTCGTGCTCGTGTGCTGGTGGTTGTTTTGACCATGCGCCTCGATATGAAGTTCGAGGAGGAAGACGCTGTGGTCAAAGTTGACGGCCTTGACCCTGACTTATAAAATCCAATCGGTTATCGATAAGGAGTGAGAGATATGCCACAAGTTACACTGCTCGGCAACGAGGGTAACACATACACCCTGTTTCAAGGCGTCAAGGAGTACTTCTTTGAGGCTGGTGTTCCGCAGGATGTCCCTGTGTCAGTTGCTCTCGAAGCCCAGAAAAAACGAAAGGCGAAAGATGAGCCGATGTTTGAGGTTTCAGACTTGCCTAATATCGTTGGTATTAAGGATGACGACCCACCGGTTGTACCGGAGGAAGCTATCCTTGCGAGTTCCGGGCAGAATGTAGATCGGAAGCTGACGAATTTGAGGTTTGAGACATGGCTTTGATTACTACAGTTGGGGGCGCAGACTCCGACAGTTATGTGACACTGGTTGAAGCGGAAGCTACCCTTAAAAAGTTCTACCCAGAGCAATACGAACAATGGGTAGACATCGAAACGGACGAGGAGCGAGAAGTTCTCTTGCGAGGTTCTGCCGAATTGATGGGGTATCTACCGCTGCGTGGGAGGAAAGTATATTGTGACCAAGCGTTGCACTTCCCACGTATGCTTAGGAGAGACCCTGATGACGCTGTGTATGACAGCATCCCAGACGGTATAAAAGAGTGTCAAGCCCAGATAGCATTTAACGTGTTATTCCGGGCCTCCCTCTCTAACGCTGCTGTTGAGGATGGTGCTGTATCAGGCTCACGGGTAACTCAGGTTTCTCTCGGAGGAGGTCTCTTAATGGTCTCCTTTTCAGGCGACAACGAAACGTCAGGGACTATACTGGATAGGATTACTCGATCCGTAAACTACCAAAGTTATCTGTCAATAAAGAAATTTTTGTCACAGGTACGTGGTGGAATCGTCGAGGACGAAGGCTATAACGAACCATGTAGGGAGCTTGCCTAATGAGCCTCTATACACAAGTTGCGGGACCGACTAAAGCCTTTCTGAATCAGCTCATGGCTGATAAAGACCTGTCTCGCCCAGTTACCTACAAGCGTCACAAAAAGACGACTTTTGATGAAACGAAGGGACATAACGTCACAACATGGGATTCGTTTCCCATGCCAGCAACTAAACTATTACATAACCAGCGCACGGTTGAAGTGTCGAACTCAAAGGTCGAGGTAGGTGATTCACTTTTCTTGATCCGTGGGGATGACTCGCCGGACGGCATGACCCTAAAGGACCAGATCGTTGACGAAGACGGTATGAAATTTCGGCTGAAGGGTATTGATAATATCTTCGGCATTGCCGTTTCTATAACAGTTGATGGGTGGAAGTAAATGATCCATTTTGAAATACCAAAAGAGTCATTAGAAGTGCTCGAACGTTTTACTACTGCATTGCGTGACATGCCAGAAGTTGCGGAAGGGGCGCTGAGTGACGTACTGACCACCATAAAAAATCTGGTACAGGAGGAAACGCCTGTTGGGGAAACTGGAGATCTGAAAAGCGGATGGTCGTCCATTTCTCAGGTTGCCGGTGGATACTCATTTGAGAATCGAACCCCGTATGCCTACGTTATTGAGGAAGGCAAATTTAGAGGGGTTGGTCCGAGAACCGTACGAACAGGAGACGGGATCTTTTCAAGACAAGCACCAAAAGGAATGACCGGTCCCGTATTGAGTGACGATGCGGCTATTAATAGAAGTATTCTGTTCGTGCTGGAGCGAATAACGAGAGCTTTGGAGGGATAAAAATTGGAAGAACGAGAAGCTATAATCGTTGAATTGCAAAAGCGACTCGCTTCTGTTGAGGGTAACAATGCAGCAGACCGTAATCCTGAGTCTCCACCAGACGCTTCATCCATGCCCGTGATTAACTTCTATGAGCTGGACGATAACGTAGTAAAATCCAGCCAAAGAGGAGGGTATCCCGTTTATACTCGTGTGCTGAATGTTGTGATAGAGCCTTTCATACAAGGTGAGGAACGGGGCTCCGAGACCAAGGAGCTTCAAGCCTTTTGTCGAAAGTTGTATATCAAGTTGTATGAGAAAGTCGGAAGTAATGCGCCTAACTCGCTCGGTGGTCTTTGCTCGTTTGTCGAGACCGCAAAAAGCCGTGTGCTGAGACCGGCAACTGGACCGAAAGTTGCTGGAATTGGTATCGCAATCGCAATAACCTACCTTGAGGATACAGGTAAGAACATATAACATGGGAGGAAAACGCTATGACTCCGAGTACTGACAATTATACTCTTGGGAAGGGCATTGTTTACTTCAATAAGAAGGAAACTGATGGCTCTTACAAGGGTGAACGTGATCTGGGGAACGCCCCCGAATTTACGTTCAATATTGAACTGGCGGCTCTGGAGCACTACTCCAGCCGGGGTGGACTCCGGGCCAAGGATAAGAAGGTGATTAACGAGATCACTCCGGGAGTTGCCTTCACGCTGGATGAGATTACCGACGAAAACCTTGCGTTGCTCACAATGGGCGAGGTTGAGTCCGTAGTACAGGCCATTGCGGATTTTACGGATGACTTCACAGAAGTCACCCTTGACCGCTTTGTGGAGCTGTCCAAACGGGCCGTTGGGATCTTCGTCCTTCCCATTGAAAACACAGTCGGTGGCCCTTTCGAGATCGGGGAAACCGTAACCGGTGGGACCAGTGCTGCAACCGCTGTTGTTGCCGAGCAATCTGCTGATTCTCTGAAGCTTGTTACTGTGGTCGGAACTTTCCAAGCCGCAGAAGAAATTACAGGCGGGACCAGTTCTGCAACCGCTGATACCACCGGGGTTGGTGCCATTACTTCCGGTGTGCTGGCCGTTACGGACGATACCGAGACCACGCAGTATGTGGCCGGGACCGACTACACCGTCGATGCTGCCGTAGGCCGTGTTAAACTGCTGGATACCGGTTCCATCGCTGCGGACTCTGATGTCAAGATTAAGGGTTCGTGTGAGGCGTCCACCTACAAGAAGATCAAGGCTATTGCGGTCTCCGAGTTGGAAGGTGCTCTGCGTTTTGTATCTGACAATCCTGTTGGTAACAATATGGAGCTTCAGATACACCGTGCTTCTCTGACCCCTGCCGGTGATACGGCTATGATCGGTGAGGACTGGAGTACTCTTGGTTTTGAGGGGGAAGTCCTCAAAGATGAAACTGGCCATCCCGACAGCCCGTACTTCAATATTCTTATGACGTAGGGGTTGCCCTAACCGTTAATTTTTCTTTAATCGGAAAGGGGCCGGATGCAATCGCTTGCACGGCCCCTTTTTCCAAAAGGAGATACCAGAATGAGTGACGATGCGAAACGTCTAACAGACGCAGATTGGGATTTACTTCTACCAGAGAAAGTTGCTAAACTTGGTTCCACGGAGATTCCGATTAAACCGATGGGACTCGAAACGCTGGCCTCTGTCATCCGTGATGTCAAAAGCATCCAAGGTGAACTCACCGAGGCTGGTATCACTCTCCAGAACTACTCAGATATCGATAAGTTGATTGCTATGACTTCTGCGGTTCTTGACCGAATACCGGAAGCAATGCAGAAAGCGTCTGGGATTCACGTCGATGACCTGAAGCGACTCCCGTTAAATGCTGCGGTTCATGTGTTAGGCGTTGTACTGGACGCTAACATCGACTCCCACGAGGGTTTGGAAAAAAACTTGCTGGACTTGGCGGGGAAGATCGGGAAGCTGACGGATACGGGCTTGGGAACGTCGTCCAGTTCCTCGTCAGATCAGGACATGGGTGGCAAGAAATAAAGAAGTACTCGCTCGGAGAGATCGGGGTATTTATCCGGGCATCGAGGGAAGCGGACGATCAAGAGTATAGCCGGATGCTAATGGCAAATTGGATTGGCACACACGCATCCCAAAAGGGAATCAATAAGATAGTTTTAGAACCCCATAAAGTACGTAGGGCTAAAGCAATCGCAAAAGATCCGAAGGCGGTCCAGAACGAGTGGATGAGATTGGCCGCTTTCAATAGGAGCATAAAGCGTGGCTGACGTACTGACGAAAACAATTCGAGTTATTATCAAGGCGATTGACCAGACCGGGGGAATAGTCAAGTCAGTTGCCGGTGGTCTTGGCAAACTCGGCGATCAGGCTAAGAAGACAGGTAAAGATCAGGACGGTCTCAGAAAAGGCACGGAGAAGGCCACTGATGCTGTCCGAAAGCAGGGAGCCCAAGTCAAGAAGGGAGCAGGTGCCTTACGTCTTTTCGGATCGTCTTCCCAGAAGGCCCGGAGAGAAGTCACTGCTATGGGTACTGCTGCCAAGTCTGCCGGTGCCGGTATCGGAAGTCTTATCTCCAAGTTTACCACTGCCGCTGCGACTATAGGCACTATTGCTTTCCCGATTGCCAAGGCTGCTCAGTTCGAGAGGGCCATGGCAACTGTCGGTGCTGTATCGGGTGCCACCGGAAAAGACCTTGATTCGTTGACCATGAAAGCACGGGAGATGGGCGAGAAGACTGAGTTCTCTGCCACCCAAGCTGCGGACGGTCTCCGATTCTTGGCGATGGCCGGTCTTAATGTAGAACAACAACTCGCCGCTCTCGAACCCGCCCTGAACCTTGCCCTTGCCGGTAATATCGAACTTGGACAAGCTGCTGATATAGCCACCAACATCATGACAGGTTTCGGTGCTTCAGTTTCCGAACTTCCCGGCATGATGGACGTACTGACCCAAGCCTTCACGAACAGTAATACAAACCTCACCGAACTCGGCCATGCAATGGCCTACGTTGCCCCTGTCGCTGCCGGGATGGGTGTAGAGTTCAACGACCTTGTATCTGCAATGTCAGCCCTTGCCAATGCTGGCCTGAAGGGGTCGATTGCTGGAACGGCTCTCAGAGGTACACTTGTTAAGCTATTCAAGCCGACCGCCAAATCTGAGAAGGTCATGCAATCGCTTGCACAACGTATCGGACAGACCAACATTGAACTGCGAAATGCGGAAGGTGGATTCATTGGGTTTGCCGGACTTATTGACCAGTTTGCAGCCGCCAACGTTTCGGCTGCTGAGGCCATGGAGATATTTGGTCTACGTGCTGGACCCGCTTTCATTGCCTTGTTGAACCAAGGGTCTGCGGAGATGCGGAGATTCAACAAGTTGATGGATGAAGCTGGAGGTAGAACCGCTGAGATTGCAAAGGTTATGGGGAATAACTTTGTCGGTGCTACGAAACAGCTCCTATCCTCGTTGCAGGAACTCGCCATTAACTTTGGGTCTGCTTTTCTTGGTGATCTGAAGGAAGCTACTCTGTCGATACGAGATTTGGTTATCAGTATCAACACGTGGGTCAGTGCGAACAAGACGCTTGTTAAAAATGTCGGATATGCTGTCGCTGCACTCGGAGCACTCTCGGCTGCGGCTGGACTTCTGGCAGTTTTCAAGACTCTTGCCGTTGTTGCATTGGGTCCATTTACTAGTGCTCTCAATTTGATCAAAGCTAAGGGTCTTGTTGCCGTTGCTGCCCTCGCTACCATCGCTGCTACGTGGGGAGAACTAATTTATGAGATGGTGAAGTCCAACGGAGATCTTGAGAAATCCGTTGAGAACTGGGACTTTGCCAAGTGGCTCAATAACCTGACGTTGCCTTTCATCGAATCAAAGAAAACCATTGGTGACTTCGCCACCTATGCAATCGCCTTCTGGGATAAGTTTTTCTCGAAGATCGGATATGGGTGGGCGTTGATCCCTGTGGCTATGAAATCTGCGTTTTCTGATGGGTTGGATCTCATAGCAAATTTTGCACAAAATATCCTTAATACCATGAAGGAAGTTCCCGGCCTCGGACAGTTGTTAGGATGGAGCGGGGATGTAGACAGAATCCAGCAGTCTATCGATGGTATTCGAGCTGCGGCACAACGGCTGAATACCGAAGCACAGAACGGATACCGTGCTGCGAACAAAGCTTATCAACAGCAAATCAAATATGCCAATGATACCCAAGCCGGTATCGAGCGGACTGCTGCGGCCAGAGAACGGGAAGCACAGCTTATTGATTACATGGGAAGGCGAGAATCAGCGGTTGCCCAACTCCGTGCCAATGCTCAGTCTGAGATTCGGGAAGCAACAAAGAGTGTTCGGGAGGAGATCGAGAAACAAAACAGAGTCCTCAAGGGTCTCTATGAACGTGTCGGACAGGCATCTGAGAGATACAAGATATTTGTCGATCAAGCAAAATCTGCGCTCGAATCGCTTGGAAAAGCTACGAATAAGGCGCTTTCGAGTATCTGGGAAAACGTTACCAATGATCAGGCTGTGGCTGATGTCGAGAGACAACTTCAGCAAATCCAAAGGCAATACGAAACGTACTCGGACCAAGGTGCTGCTGCCATAAGACGAGCAGAGAGTTCTATCTCAAAGGCCAGAATTGAGGCAACCAGAAATGGTGTTGATGAGTCACTCGCCCTTATTGAAGCCCAGAGGACTCGTGAGATTGCACTGCTTAACGAGACCAAAGAGAAAGAGGTTGCGGTTGCCAAGGCTACGATAAGTGATGTTGCCACGCAGAGGAAGCGTCTGGAGCAGATCGAAAAGGATAGTCAGAGAAATATCGTTGCTGTTAATGAGAAAACTCTGGCCCAGAAGAAAGCGTTGTACGAGAAGGCTACCACGGCACTCAAGTCCGAATTGGATAAATCGCTATCTGCCGAGCGTTCCATTGCCGATGAGATTATCGCTGTTCAAGACAAGATCCGAAATTCTAAAAAGTCCACCGAGGAGCTTGTTCGTGGACTGAGAAGGCAGGGATTGTCAGAGGAGAGAGCGTATGCTGACGAAGTTGCGGAAGTAGATGAGAAGATCGCTGCTGCGACTAAGTTGATGGCGACCGACACGAAGAAGTCTATCCAACTGTTGCAAGAAGCCCAGAGACAAGCCTCTGGACTTGTGGGTGAAATTTCCAGTGGCGAGAAGATACTCGTCTCTGAACAGCAAACGATCAACGAAGCTATTTCACAAGTTGAGAGAGCCCAGAGTGCAATCGAAGCTGGAGCTGCCTCTTACCAACAGAGTCTACAAGGACAGCTTCAGGCTCAGAAGCAAAACACGGATGGTATTGTCAAACAGCTTGATGCGGTCGGCGGGAAGCTGCAAGATACTCGTGATCAAATGCAGCAAGGCATCGAGATCAGTATCAGGATCGAGCTTGGAGATTTTGAAGCTCGGCTGGAAGATATTACCAGACAGAGAGAAATTGTTGTCGGTCTCGAAACCCAGTTTGCGGAAGGAAAGCAGGAACTAACCGCTCTGCAAAAAGATCTGGCAGATACCACTGAAGTCGTCAAGATTAAATACGATGCGGAGATTGCCGATGCTATCCGTGCGATGGACGAAGTTGAACGTAAGAAGCTTGGAATCGCAGAGATCAGAGACGTTATTAAGATAGACGCTGATAACCAAGCTGCTGTCGTGGCCCTGAATGTTCTCTATGAGGACGGGGAACGTGTACGGAAAAAGCTTGAACAGCCCATGCCGATTTCACTGGAGACCGCCAAGGCTATCCAAGCTGCGAATGATCTCGATGATACGATCAGTCCGATTATGGATGAGCTTAGGAGACAAGAGAAGTTAGGAATAGACGTTTCCGAGGCTAAGGTTGCAGTTGTCGAGTTCGGGGATGATATAGATGGTCTCACCCAGAAGCTTTCGGAAATGGGAGTTATCCGAATTGAGGGTGCTACGGAATCGTTTGTTGCTGCCGCCGAATCCGCTGCCGACCTCGAAGAACGTGTCAACTCATTAATCAACGTGACTGACGAGCATATTGTCGTGGATGTTTCAGCAGCCGGACAGGACGATGTGCAAGCGATTGCAGGGCTAGTAAAGCAACTGCAAGAGGACACCGAAAAAGAACTGGCTATCCAATTTGGTGAGATCGAAGGGTTTGAGCAGTTTAAAGAAGTACAGGAACGTGCCGATAAGTTGAAAAATGCCGTTGCTGCTCTCAATGCGGAGACCCCAGACGTTGAGGTTGAGGGTGGAGAAGAACTTGAACAGGTTGCGGAGGACGCATCTACGGCAGCCGACGGGGTTGCTGAATTAGCGGCTGCATCTGGTGAATTGGAGGATGTGGGAGTTGATGTAACCGTCGAGGGGATTGACGAAGCTAAGGAAAAGTTTGATGGATTCGTCGAGGACGTAGCTACTTCTGAGGCAACTGTCACGGTAGACGTTGATGACTCCGGTGTCGATGAGACTACCCAGAAAGTTTTGGGACTTAACGAGCTGGAATCTCAGTCTGCACATATCGTGAATCCTGAAGCTGATAAGGTGCTTGGAGTAATTTCCCAGATTAGAAAACCGACTTCCTCAACGCATACAATTTACGTCAAGAAGGTTGTCCAGAGTGCTGTTGGAGGCTTTGTTGACGGGATATCAGAATATGCCAAGGGTGGCCCAGTTGCGAAGCGATTTAAAAAGCTCACCCGGCCTTATATTCCGGGAGACGGAACCGAAGATGACGTACCGGCAATGCTAATGAGAGGCGAGTATGTTGTTCGTAAGGATGCCGTTAAGAAATATGGTATCGGGTTGTTGAATAAGATAAACGGAATGAATATTGATGTAGTGCCGAAGTTTGCCAAGGGTGGACCTGTGGGTATGTCTGCTGCGTTGAATTTGATACCGACGATGGCATCCGGTGCTGTGACAAGACTTCTCGGAAGTGGAGGAGTCAACTTTAATTCAGGAACCGCCCAGAGAATAAGTACTCCCATGGGTAAGAACATAGCCAACGGACTTGCCAACCTTTTTACCAGTAGTGTCCAGAAGTTGCAGGGAGGCGGTTTCCTATCCCGATCCCGTTCTCTATTCGAGCAACAAAAGCAATCCATCACGAAGCAATATGCTGCCCAGATGCAACTCGCCCGACTGAACGGCGAGGAGCAGATTGCTTATCTGCTTGAAGTGGAGCAAGAGGAGCTTCAGAGGATGGCAGATGAGCTTGCTACCGCTTTGGTGCAGATCCAGAATGAATACGAAGCTGCGATTGCCGAGTCTGACCTTGCTTTCGATGAGGAAAGGACAGATATCGAACGTGAACTTTCCGAGCTTCAGACGGATATCGAAAACGACCGTGAAGAACTCACGACATCCCATAGTAAGGAAGTCAATGAATTGCAGAGTAGGATCGGTGAGCTACGATCCGACATAAAGGGTAATACCTTAAAGTCTAAACAGACCACCTTCAGCCTTCCCGGTGCTGGACGGTACACTCTCAGGCGTAATCCAGCACAGCAAGCAGCATTTGATCAGATCCCGAAAGACAAAGCTGAGATCGAAAAGCTTGAAAGGCAGCTCACTACGTCAGAACGTGCATTTCAAAGGAAGGAAGAATTTTATCAAAATCAGCTTGCCAAAGTTAGGAAGGAAGGTACTGAGGATTTGGAATATATTGGCAAGGAAAAAGCCGTTGCGGATAAAGGTGCCGAGAGGGATCGTGACTTCGGGACTGAGAAGGCAGAGAGCACTACTCTCCATGCCCAGAACAAGTTGAGAATAGAGACTAAACACCAAGTAGCACAGGTTGGGTTTGATACCCAGAAATCAGTACTCGAATTTGAGGGAAATTTACGAAGCGAGCTTCTCGATATAGAACGTGCCATGCTGGAGGAGGAGAAGCAAGCGGCGGCTGAGAGGGCTGCTGCTGCGAAGACCGGAGGGCTCAAGTATTTTCTTGCCGCTGGCGGAGCCATACCTCGTAAGGAAAAATGGATTCCCGGTGATGGTGTTACGGATTCCGTACCTGCTATGTTGATGAGAGGGGAGTATGTTGTCAATAAAAATGCAGTTAAGAAATTCGGAGTCGGATTCTTTGACATGCTAAACGCCGGGGCTTTGAACTTCTCCAAGTTTGCTTCTGGTGGTCTTGTGGGTATGAAACGACAGCTCGATTTACTGTTTAACTCCAGAGCGCCTTATACCAACGGTGATGGGATGGTCATGAACCTTAATAATCCCACGTTTATCGGCTCCATTAGGGATAGGGTGTCTGGACTATCAGAGATGGGCCAAAGACGCTCTGCGGGGCTTCTGAGCGCCTTTAATGGAGGTGTTACGAGGTTACAAGAGGGAGGGGCTATCGATCAGGCCCAATTAGACCTCGCAAAAGAGAAAGAACTTGTAACCGCACAATATCAAGCCCAGATCGAAGCTGCCCGAAACGTTGGCGCTGTGGATATCGCTGCCTTACTGGAGGAGGAGAGATATGAGTTAGAATTACTGGCAAACGACCTCCAGTTTCTACTACAAGAGCTTCAATCCGAGTACGAATATGAACGAGCACTACTGGCTGAAGAACTGGAAGCCGAGAAACAAGAGGCTGAGGCAGCTCTACAGCAGGAACTTAGTGATATCCGAGCGGCCAGAGCACAGGCTGCGATTGACTATGAAAATGCAAAACAGGAAGCAAAACGACTGAAGGTTCAATCTGGATATGACGCTGCCCATGCTTACAGATTGCCTACCCGATATCCAAGACCCGCTAACAAATACGCTGCCCTGAGCGAATTTCTGTCTGGAGGATTGACCGAGACCGAGAGAAAAGTTAAAGATGTTGAGTTCAGGGACAAAAGGAATGAGGCCAGAACTGAGGCCCGAAACATGCGTCAGGAAGGGATTGCACTGGAGAGAAGTGCTGAACTGGAGTATAAACGAGCACAGCAAGAGGGAAAAAGAGGCAAGGAACGGGCCGAGAAGGATAAGGCTAAGAGTGAGAGAAACGCCCAGAGGCGCTACCAGATAGACCTAAGACGTACCGATCAGACCTTCCAACGTGAGACTTCAAAAGCTGAGAAGGAAGCTGAGACCGAAACCGTCTCCATACAAAACAAGAGTGTTATAAATGTTGAGAAGGCAAAGGTCGAGACTCAGGGTGAGATTGCAAAGCTTGAAGCAGATCTTGCTCTGGAGTTGTTCAAACTGGAGAAGGAATATCGTGACCAGAACAAGGCTAACATTGGTGGAGTAAGACACTTCTTGCGAGAAGGTGGATCTGTCGGGTTTCCTGCCGGTGCGAAAAGAGGAGCTGACTCCATAAAGGCCATGCTGACACCGGGAGAATTTGTTATGCGACCGGAAGCAGTTAAGACATTTGGCCTGAAATTTATGGATGCTGTGAACCGCCTGAAGATGCCAGCTATAAGATTTGCGGAAGGTGGGCTCGTACCGGGTAATGGGAATTTGCAATCGCTTGCACCCGCTCAGGCCATAGGACGTGACCCAGAATACGCTGCTAAACTCGTGCTCGAACTTGGAGGTAAGGAATACCCGATGCGTACGAAGACGGACGTTGGACAAGATCTCGTTAAACAATTTAGAACTCTTGGATTGGCGGTGGCCCGATGATTACATTGGATACATTAGAGCTGCCGGATGAGCTGAGATGGGACGATGAGTATGCGTGGTCCGATCTGCGAAGTGCTATCCGGTATACTTTACAAGGTAAGATGATTACGGAGAACTCAGTTGTTCTTGCCAGTAAGGGAAGGCCCATAACTCTGGGATCAGACGATGCGTGGATTGTTAAGGCTGATCTGGAAACCTTGCGGATTTGGTCTCAGATCGTGAACCATCAAATGTCTTTGACTTTGAATGATGGCCGAATCTTTATTGTTGCCTTTCGACTATGGGACGCTCCGGCGATTGTTACGGAGAGTCTTGTTCCCACGGCTCACCCAGACGATGATACGTTGTATAAGATTAATGAACTGAAGCTGGCGGTAGTATAATGGCTCAAGAAAAGTCAACAAATGTAAGTGTCCAATACGGTCATACCCAAGAGTGTTCCGGTGTTCTGTTTGAGCTGCCGGACTCTGAAGTACAAGCCGGGGATAACGTTGAGATGCGTCTCTGGGGAGGTACTATCGATCTTCTCTATCCTTATACGCTGTATAAAGGGACTGACACAATGGGTGCGGGTGAGATACTCGAAGCAATCGGACTTGAGCAAATTGAGCAAATCATTGACTTTCCTGAAAAGTTTAGTTTTCAGCTTGACTATCCGATTATCAGTATTGATGAAGTACTTGCCGTTACCGAAATATTCTATCAGGACGTGGATGGGGAGATCTATACGTGGGCCACGAAAGGTGAATTAATCACGAATAAGTTTTCACGGAACGGCTACTCGTGTATATTTGCTCTGGATAAGATAAATCTGTACGGCTCGATAAAAGCGATAATGACCCGCTCTCCGTGGTATAAAAGATGGTACTGGACTGTACCCGCTCAAGAACAAGGTCAACACTGGTTCTTTATTTGGAAGGGATCTGAGCTTACCAATAAGTTTTCAATAGAACTTCCAGACCTAATATCGCCTATAAAGTTGCCAAAGAACGTGACCCTGAAGATCGTCAACCGGCATACTGATGCTGGAATAGCCGGAGCGGAAGTAACTGTAGATGGTACACTCATGGGTACTACTGATGGTGATGGACGTATTTTCTTAGGTACTCTACTACAAGGCACCCACACGTTATTTTTACGAGCCGGGGGATTTATCGATTCGGACGAAGACGACTTGGCAAATGATTCCTTTGAGGTCTATTAACAATGGCTGAGAACGAAGTACAAGAAGACAGTTTCAGGATGCGGGTTCGAGAGGATAAGAGTATCTCGATGCATCAAGAGAACTTTCTCGGCTCAGGCCCGATCCGTGGAGGGATCACGTACCATGACGGCAAGGGTGAGACTACGCCGGGAGTTGATGGACCGACTACTCCAGAACTCGGCGGGTGTGTCCGAGGCACTCATCCATCTTTAGAGCCTTCTTTCTATGACCCAGATGCGCCTGATATATGCTATGAAGTCCTTATGACTGACAGTCTAATGGGTGAATATGTCGGTGTTTTGATGGAAAGAAGGGATTACGCCACTACCGTTCATAATCTGCACTGGTGGTCAACTTACGTACAGTGTGCTTTAAGTCAGGAAAACAAGGTTGTCTTCTACGGTGACCCTTCTTCGCATACACGACTTAACGTTGCTGATTGGGCACCCATAGATAAGTTGATACTGAGTCGATACAGTAGACTTTTTCAGGTCCAGAGTCCTATAATCGGGGTAAAATTTGGTGGAGGGTATGAAGGGACCATTGCCTATCAGGAGTACTACGTTGGAGGCAAGCTCAAATGGTTTATGGATGAGGTATTGCCGACTATCCCGACAAATGCCGTTGATGTATTTATTGGAAATAATGCGCTTGAGGTATACTATATTCCGTCATCTCAAGACCGGGTTGTTTGGTACAGGGATGAGTCTGTTTTTATTGGTTATGATGCCCAGTTAAGATCTCTTTACAATCTTGCCGGGAGTTGGCAAACTACAATGTTGCAGAGTGGATATAACTGGACTAAGGGGTGGGTAGGACGGGACGATGGCGGAGCTGCCCTTTGGTTTATCTCGTCTAATTATTATATCCAAAAGGTTGAGTGGTCCGGGGGAGGTTGGAATACCCCGGTATGGCCCTTTTATCTGAAAACTCGTTACAACTTCCCGACTCAGGCTAGAGTTAGCGGACCAGAAGCTTTCTCTGGCGGAAGGGCCGGTTGTGTTGGTTATAATTCTTCAAATTACTGGATAGGTGAAGGATACAAATGGTTTTACGGAAGAAACCAAATTAACCTTGCCTTCCCGCCCAGTTGGGTTACCGAGGGAGGGGACGGAAACGTTAAAGCATTTGGCTATGACGATGCTACGGTTGTCTTCAATGGTGTCGGAAAAGTTAGATCGACAGGTCACACATTCGCAGATTGTTCCGTCTACACTGACGGTTTCCAAGACAACCAAAGTCTCACTCCGACTTCAGATGTAGTTTTAAGGTGCCTTTACGCTGGAAATCCGGGTGTGACAGGTGCTTACGGAGTTAGCAATACGACAAGTAAGATCAAGAAGTACGGACACTTTGCAACTGAAGACATACAGTTTTATTAAAAAGCATAAGGAGGAAATGAAATGTCAATCATCCCCGCAGAATTGAAATGGTATAAACCCCTCGTGGTGAATGACACCGATTCTAATGGTGGGCAGATGAGTGCGAACCAGTCGATTTCGGGGATCAAGAATAATATCTTTCCCGATGTTTCGCAGGATGAGAGGGTTGCCGGGATTATTCGCCACCGGAAGTTGTTTGCCAAAGTTGCGAATGATGACGATGAAACGCTCTACAATGCTCGTATTCACCTCATCAGTATTACACCGGGCGAAGACTTTGTAACGTTCTTTGCCTGTGCTCCTGCCGATACCCAAGTTGATATCACTGGCTCGGAGAGGGAGTACGGAGCAGGAACGCTAAAGAATGATGTCAATGCCGGTGGCACTTCTGTCGTTGCGACTGTTGAGTCCTCATCCATGGCGGTCGTCTTTGTAGATACCGACAAGATATGGATTGGAGACGGTGTAAATTCAGAGTACCATGAGAATGTAACCGTTGCGAAAGTCGGAAACGACTATACGATCACGCTCGATGCTGGTGATACTCTGCTTAATAACTACGCTGCTGCCACGCCGACCTATGTAGCTTCTGTTTACGAGCCGTCAGATGTGGAGGCCTCAGTTGACAATGTTGTTAAAACGACTTCTGCTGGAACGGCTACTGACCCGCTGGACTGTGTAGCTGACAATATTGGAGCCATTGAGGATAGTATAACCATCACGTTTACGGATGATACGAATTTTACTGTATCGGGTGTCCGTGCCGGTTCCATGGGAAGTGGGAATATCAGCACGAATCTTGAGCCGATAAACCCAGACTTTTCCAAACCGTATTTTGTCTTCAACGCTTCTAACTGGGGTGGGACATGGGCTGCTGGAGAAACGTTGACCTTTGACCTTCATCCGGCTTCCACGCCTGTATGGTTTAAACAACAGGCTTTGCCGGGAACCAACTCCTATAGCGGAGACAATTTTAGAGTACGTGTGGGTGGCGAATCCGCTTAATGCAATCGCTTGCACGATAGGTATCGATAATGGGAATTTTTCTATTTGGCAAGGCCGCAAACAGGCCGGTAGATTCTGAAGACCATGTAGGTGTTTGGTACATCCGTGAGTCCCTTGATCTGGGGGATCTGACAGCTTTGTACGCCCTTGCTCCGTTGGAGTTCGATAACTATGCCAGTTACTCTATAAGGTTTGAGATACATAACGATTTCGAGAGTGACCATACCATTATTTCAGGTCCGGTAGAAGATGACCACGAGGCAGGATGGGCAATCGGAATTTCCGCCGACCACGAAGCACCCTATAGAATTATTGATAGTGTAGAAGTAGATCTTGAGGCACCTTACTTGCTGTCTATCACGGTAGAGGCAGGACTCGCATCTTCCTATGATATTAAAGAGGAGTATGAAGTAGAAGCTGATTTTAAGGGTATCTGGGTGATTGTGAGCTTTATTTCGGAGCAAATTGACAACTCTGTTGCGGGTGTTGTTGCGAGTGAGGATGTTGAGTTCTTCCGAGTACAGCTTACGGGAGATGACGATTCGTACTGTATTACGCTTAATGCGGATATGGCAAGTGTCGAAGATTGGTCAAAATGCCTGCCGGGACTTCCGATTGACATTACCGTGAACGGGACAGAGTTTAAAATGCTCATCGACTCTCGTAAAAGACAGAGGGCTTTTCAGGGCTCATCGTATGCAATCGAGGGGCGTTCGATTACTGCGTTGCTTGGAAAGGGAAACGCCTCACCGATCACCAAAACATGGCCCTCTCAGACGGCCAAGGAGGTTGTTGAGGAGCTTTGTTTGCCTGACGGGATATCTACCCTATTCGAGCTGACAGATTGGATTATACCGGCCAATACACTCGTTGCTGAGTCTATTTTTCCTATTCAGATCATAGACCAAATCGCTAAGGCTGCTGGAGGTATTGTCCAGACCAAACCGGACGGAACGCTCGTCATCCGACCGAAGTACCCGATACCGCCACCCGAATACGAAGCTGCCACTCCTGAGCTTGGAATATCGGACGTGGATGATATCTACTCAATCGATGAGTCGAAAGTTGTCAAACCGAAGTATAATGCTGTTCGTGTAATGGATGAGCCTGATGCATCTGGAGGTGACTTTGGAATCAGGGAAGTTGACTATGATCCAACGACAAGGACGTATACTCTGGCAGTGACTTCTACTCCTTATGATCCAGCCATGGCATTGAAATTTAAACATTCCAATGCAGTTGATCATGTAACCGTGGATTATAACGGGATAACCCAAAAGGAAATTACGGAAACAGTAGAAATCGTCAATGGAAAGGGCAACACGGAATGGATTGTTGACTCCGTTGTCAGTTATGATTATACTATTAATACTGACTTAGGGGTAATCACTCCCGGCACTGGAGCAGAGATAGTCTGTAACGTTGCCGGACAAAGTATTGTAGACGTGACATACCAAACCTCTTATCATGAGTTCACTGTCAGTGACGATTATGACGAGAAGGTACAGGTATACGTGGAGGACTAAACGATGGGAGCACAGGCAACTCTGGTTATTGACTTTGGTGCTGCTGGAGCCGATGCGGTTCTGGAAGCAGAACTGGATAGTGGACTGAATTTCGGCAAGTCCAGCTTCAATGCCGGGGATGTAGTCTTCTTCCGGGTATACTCTGATGTCTCGTATGAGATTGAAGTGACTTCTGGGATCGTTTCTGAGGAAGGCTCGAACCCGCATACTGAGGCCGTGGAGGGAGAAGTATTCCAGTTTATAAAAGAAAAATCCGTCAATACCAGTAAGGTTGTCAAGGCCGGAGAAGCAATCACTCCGACTTGGTATGGACCAGTGTTGGGATCGTTGTCAAAAACCGGTACGAAGCAGATCACTGTCGATAGTGTTTCTCAGACGCCTTTCGGAGTGTGCAGTGCTGACTATGTGACTGAGTACGACCTGTGGAGGTTGACTCCTCCGGGCGGGATGCCTGAGACGTATTCAATTATCGTTCTCATAAAGGCTACTTAATATGAAAGTAATCGTTAGAAGAAGCACTGGAGACAAGCAATCCTCGGAAGCAATCGTGGATGTGCTTTGTAATACGCTGACCCCTGCGGTTGCCAGAGGTCAGAATTATCTGTACCAAGAGGGCTTTGATAAGTTGTTATACGACCTCGTGATTCCTTTTCGAGCGCCTCTAATATGTGGTGATACTGTCCAGATGGACGATGCTTCAATCGGGGAGAGTTTTAAATCAAGGCTTTCCGGCTGGTCTATCTCCGCCGACTTGCAAAATGATACCATTCAGATTGATCAGCAACTATCGCTGGAAAGGAGTATTGTCGATGAGTAATCCTTTCACAGAGTTGAGAGATCAGCTATCGATACCAGAGGAGAGATTCGATATAGCTCTGGTGACAGACGTGTCTGCGGATAAGCTTACCATAGAGACTGAGGATGGTATTGTGAAAACCGTCTGGGGAACTGCGGCTCCCGGTGACTACGTGATTGTTCAGGGCAAGACAGTGCTCGGTAGGGTCAACGATGAGAACACTATAACGGCTTACGTGCCTTAAAGGAGGTTTTGATATGTCACTTACGATTTTATTTGCGGCTGGTGGACAACCGGCTCCTCTCTTGCCTGAGATTCACGTACGGGATACGTTGACCCTTGTGGATATACCAGTAGCTTGTATTCAAGGTCAGGATGAGGACTATATCCAAACGACTACCATCGGGTTTGCACCACTGGCCTTTTCCACAGCGGAAGTATTGGCTGCTGGCGCACGGTCTGGGGAGTACTGGACAAGGCGTTTGTCGAAATTACTTCTGAACGGTCGATTTTCTGCGTCTGGAGCAAACGCAGTTGTTCGAGTTCTTTTCTTTGACACAAACAGTGTTAAGGCATTGTCCGAATCGTTCACCCTTAATGCTACAGCATTCCAAGATGGTTCGGATTACATAGCTGAAATAGTAGAGGTCGGAACGATGGGCGCAAAGAAAGTTGCTGTGGAGGTCATCTCGGTTTCTGCCGGAACTTTCTCACTTCTGCTCGCTGGAGTATAATTTTAAAACGTACAATTAGGAGGTATTACCATGGCTGAAAAAAGTACGAGAGTGCCGGACGGGAGCGAGGGTGAATACATTGCGACCCGTGACGGTGTAGAAAACGATGAGGGAGCAAATGCTCGTGTAGTTCAGTTGACAGATGAGGCTTTCCGAGCACTGACCATCGACATTACTTCGGACACGCCGGAAAGAGAGTTTCTCGATATCAATGGTCTTGGCGATGTCGCAGACCTTGCTGATTTAGCTGGACAGTCATCAAAATTTAACAACTCTGGTTTGATCATCGGAGATAAGACCAAACTGGTTGCTTGCATGCGCTGGACTATCTCGTCTATAGGAAACCCGTCGATTTATGTCACGCCGATTATCTATGACGATGATGATATACCGATTGGATCGTTGCAGACAAGGAAAATACAGACAGTGTGTCCCGAAGCGACTGTCATGAATGAGCCTCTGCACTATAACGACGCACTGATTAACTATATGCTGGCTCCTATGATGTCGTGGCATATCGAAGGTGGATATAAAGTCAGACTGCATATTACTTTTGACGCAACTGATTGGGGCGGAGCCGGTAACGAATCCAACCAAATCAAAGTTTGGGCAGAGATGGTCAGTGGGCCTCCGCAAGCACCTAATTGGTGGAGTGAGGACGGTGGAGTCTGGGGCGGAAACGACCCTGTCGCTTCTTCTTCTGGTGGATCTGGAAGCAGTGGTGGTGGTGGTGGCGGTTAATTGCAATCGATTGCAGAGGAGTAGAAATGCTGGTTGTTGATAGAAAAGTCTTTTTGCACATGCCACGATGCGCTGGATCATCGGTGAGATGGGCGATCAAAAAATTGCATCCACGGATAAATTTTTCGTGTGAGCATTGCCATATTAAGGTGTTGCCTCAGAAGTATTATGGATCGCACTTGTTTTTCGCCTTTACTCGTGATCCTCTGGAGTGGTATGTTAGTATGTATTTCTACGCTTTAGCGAATCATAACAGGACGGGGAAGTCAGACCCTTTCGTGTATACTCTAAGCGAGGGGTTTGACTCCTTTGAGACCTTTTTTACTAATGCGCTCAATATGCCGAGTTTCTACGCTACTCATCCTGACAGACTTTTGCAGCTTAGATCACGGGTTGAAAATATTATCATGAACACGTACAACTGCTGGCTTGTATCGTACTGGGATGACCTTAACGATATAGTACCGGATAAGTTGGATGACTCGCTCATGAAATTTTATGCTAACCGAATAGGCCTTTTCAAAGAAGGGTATTGCTTAAACGTCTACAGGATGGAGGAAGTTGAGCAAGTAATGAAAAAAATATTTGGCCCGGAGATCCAACTGGGTCATCGAAATGGCAATAGAGATCGGCAGAGAATGGCCGAGTACAGAGATCGTCTGGACTTACGTACCCGGATTAGGATTTCTGGAGAGCCGGGGATTCACCTATACGAAGATAAGTATGATGACACGTTTTGACTTCATAGTATGCTATCCGTGGCTCCAAAATGGTAAATGGGGTGAGGAACTCAAGTACTCCATTCGTTCTCTGGAGAAGTACCTTGAAGGGCGTTATCGGATCTGGATGTTTATCAATTTAGGTCATCCAATACCGCACTGGATCAAGGGTGTGGAAGTACACAATGAAAACTGGCAGAGGGAGAAAGCTAAAGGATGTAAGCAGATTAACAAGGCTCGACAACTTTATGTTGCGAACCGTACTCGACTACCGTTTGTGTGGATGAACGATGATATATACTTGTTGAAACCGTCTACACTGTTGGATCTTAAACAAAACTACGTAACAAGTCTAAATGAAATAGATAAGTGGGATAAGAACAGGAGAAGATCGTGGTATTTTACGTTGGAACTAACTGACCGATTGCTAAAGCGGAAAGGTATTCAAACTTCGTACTGTGCGGATACGCACTGCCCATACGTTTACGAGCCTTCGCTCTACCGTAACATGATAGACGTTGCGGGGTATGCTCAACAGTTTGCTTCTCAAACGTTTTATTATAACCTATATCTGGATGGTACGCCTCCCATGGTGGACCATGAGGTGAAAGCTGGATTTTACGGTCCAGCTAAACCTTTTGAGATTCGTGATTCACATAGGTATTTCAATCACAATGATGCTGCATTGGTGCCGGAAATGATAGATTTTTTGAAGGCAAGGTTTCCTGACCAATCACGCTTCGAGAAGTAATCAGAAAGAGAGCAGACAAATGGGTAATGGAGATGACATTAATGGTACTGGAAACCGGTGCCGGTTTCTGAATCCGTCTTCTTATAAGGCTGATTGTGACATAGAGGAGCGGTCAAGGATATACGCTGACCTGATAAAGAGCCTGATAGAGCAAAGAATATCCGGGATGGATAGGGCAGCAGTCCTAAAAGCCAGTGAGATTGACAGAAGGCTGGAGGAGCATAACGAGCTTAGAAAGGAAGTATTGGAGGACAGAGAGTCGTTTGTGCGTAAGAACATTTACGCAGAGCATACCAAGGCACAGGATTTGTGGAAGGTAGAAGTAAACGATGCAATCACAAAGCTGATGACCCAGTATCAGAGTAGGATGTCAACAGCAAATTATATATCGTTAGGAGCAATGGTGATAGCTCTCATTAATGTTGTCATACTAATTCTCGTTTTCGCTACAAAGAATCCAGCATAACCGGAGGTATCCAGATGGAAAAAGAAGAAGTGAAACTCGAAAAGGGTGATTTCTTTTGCAGTAAGAATCCCATGGCTCTCGGCAAAATCATTAATGCTGTCCAGTGGTTCTGGTCAACTGATAACGAGTCGAGATATACGCATGCCGGGATTATTGTTGCCGAGGACGGTACTACACTGGAGTCTTTGTGGACCGTCAAGAATCAAAATCTCTGGGAAGCTTATGCCGGTGAGAGAGTTATCATTGGACGTTACGAAAAGATGACCCCTGAGATTTTTGAGAAGGGGATGCAAGCGATTGCAGAACATAAGGGTAAGATTTATCCAGTTCTTCGGCTACTACTATTTGGCATACCACCCGTTGCCAAATTTCTATATATAGGACTCGTGGTGTGTTCCGAGTTGACTGCCAAGTTTTTGTGCTCGATGGGAGCACTTAACTATTGGAAAGGCAAGATGCCCGACAATATCCATGACGCTATGAAATATCGTCGAGGGTTCAAAGTCGTGGCAGAACTTGAAATCCCTAAAAAGGAGGTTTAAAGATGGCATTAGTACTCGAAGCAAAAAAGAAATTGTTAGCTCACTCTCTGTCTAGTCTTTTATCGTTTCTGGATAAAGGCCTACTGGACTTATTCGCTGATCGTATGCTGGATTGGATCGAGAACAAAGTTCTGGGATCAGCATCGAAAATCGATGACAGGTTAATTCTGCCGATCTGTAAGGGTATCCGAAGCGGGTTTAATATCCCTGACAATGACGAGCCAAAACCGCCACCGGGAGGATCGGGAGGAGAACTGCCTGACGCCAAGCCGCCATCCACCGAGCCGGATAACGAGCCGGATATTAATCCTTTAATCAAAAAAGAGGCCGGGGAGAGGAAAGCGTCTGATGAGAAAGCCTAACTACGTAGCTGTGCTTTTGGTTATCACTTTCGTCTTTGTGGGTTGTGCTGGAATAGGCCTGTCTCCAGAGGACACCGACAAGGCTTACCTCGCTGCCTTGAAAGAGTACACCCAGACAGCGGAGAAGTACAACGTCTACTATGCAAGTGCGGACGAAACGACAAAAGCCGAATGGAAAGAAAATATTGACCCGTACTTCATCAAGGCAAATTCGGCTTTGGAAGTCTGGAAACTGGCCCTTAAACGTCAGGAAGCCCCTGATGTCGCTGAGAGTGAATACCTGTTAGTTAAGCAACAGTTATTTTCTCTGCTTGTAGAGGTCTTTAACAAGGAGTGACCGGGAAGGGGGTGAGACTTAAATGGCTTTAACGACAGCGCACATTATGTTGATTGACATCTTGACCGACCGTATCATAACGGCCACCCATACAATGAAACGCCTTAAAGACATGGACGAGGAGCAAGTCAAAGAGGAAACCGCCAAATGGGAAAGCCGGAAAGAAGCTGCGGTTGACGCAATAAAGAACCATTAATCACCACGGCCCCGGCTGTGTCGAGGAGTAGACGATGTTAGTAGATATTCCTGCTGGAGTAAAGACAAAAGTTGCCGAAGACGGCATCCTTGCTATTTTCGATTCCAGTAGAGATAAATGGCTCAGTGCGGAACGTTTTAGATTAATGTTCAGTCTGACCCATCGTGATATTCAAGGTCTTCGATACCTCCGCACTGCCGGGGAGCCTGTTTCTAATATGACCGGACACCGGATAGTAAGGGATGCCATAATCACAGCCGTAGCCGTTCAAACAAGCTCTGATGATAGTGGAACATTCACAATTAAGGTCAGGCGAGGAGCATCTGTGGTCGATTTGTATAGTATTTCCTTGTCAGGCGAGAAAGGTAAAACAGAAAGTAATCTGAATACCGACCTTGATGCCGCTGACGAGTTGATTTCACTAATTACATCTGGACAAGTAGATGCTCCCGTTTTGACTGTGGAGCTTGCATGGCGTTTCTAATAACTAAATTATGAGGAGGTACAAGCTATGGCGATGTGGGTATTTATAGCAAAGAATAGTTCCGGGTCCGATCAGTTGATTGAAGACCTCGGAATATCAATTCCTGATTCTGGTCAGGAAACGTTATCATTACAATTTACTTACGATGAGCTTGCCGGGAGTGACGATCTCAGGGCTTTAGTAGCTTCCGGCGATCTCGTTGCAAATGATGGTTCTGCGGACCTGTCGGCTGCGGATGGTGTTGACTACCTTACCATAGTCCAGCAAGATCACCTGACAGAAAACCACTGGACCAAGACACAACTCGCTGCCACTGGAGGCTCAAGCGACCGAGTTGATTGGAGTCAAGTAGCCAATGCTCCAGCGTTCGGAACTCCTGAGTGGGGAGACCCGGTTTTATATAGAGCTAGTGCTATCCAGAGTGCAGCACCGGCAGCGACTCATGTAGGGCAGATCTACGTCAATACAACTGAGGATAAGTACTACAAGTGGAGTGGTGTTGCGTGGGTAGATCAGTCGGATGTAGCTGATGGTGACCTCGTTATTAACCTTGCCAATGCACAGGAAGACGTTTACCAATTCGTCACTGATACTTGGGTAGAACAAGCTCAGTCGGCTGACAATGAGGCACGTCTTGTCAAGGATGACGGAGACGGTAAGCAAGCTCAATACGTCTACTCGACCGTTACCGGATCGTGGAAAAAGATCGGAGACGTTGACTTTGGGGATCACGTAGATGACTTAGCCAATAGGCATAATGCGGATCAAATCAAAGTTGAAAATGCCTATACTAATATTGGTAGTCTCGCAGACGAGGACTTGGAAACAGTACTTGGAGACATCGACACCGTAGTCGGTGCCAACGCTACTGCTGCTGGTGATGCTGCAACCGCTGCGAGTGATGCTCAGTCTGACATTGACGATCATATTGACGGGGCAGCAAGCAAACACGATGCGTCCGAAATTGACGTTGAGACAGCCTACGCAAATATAGGTAGCGATGCCGACGATGACCTCGAAACTGTACTTAGTGACATTGACACGGTATTAGGAGGTCTTGACTCTGGAGGAAGTCTGGACGATTCGTACGACTTCGGAGGGGCTGGATTAGGCAGATCTGTCACGGTAGACTCTGGACCGGTCAAGTTAGATGCTTCAGGAGGGACGGACGCTCCTCTGGAGTTGACACCGAAGGCTTCTGCCCCGACTACCAATCTGGCCGGTGGGCAGTTGGATGTGATCGGTGGAGAACTGTACGTCTACGATGCTACCCGAAGCAAGTGGCTGTCAGTTACCAGACACACGTTTGCTTTCGGCAGGAAAGGGAAGTCGAAAAACCAGTATCTCAATTTCTGGGCTGGAGAACTCCCGTCGAACAATACCGGCATCAGGCTCCCGTGGAACTGTACCGTTACCATGCTGAGTGCTCAAATAGATGCTACCGGGACCGGTACTTTTACCGTACGGGAATCAGGTGGGACCAGAACGATCAATCTCGCTATCACTGCGGCTCTGGGAAACGAGAATGTGGCTGCGAGTCTGGATCTCAACGCTGGTGATCTGCTGGAGTGCTACCTTTCGTCAACTGCGGGAGTTAATGATCCAGTAATCCTTATCGAGATTGCCAAACGTAAGTAGGAGAGAGTAGATGACCACGATTATTGCTAAGAACGTTGACATCATTGACTTGCTGATAGAAGAACTCGGCATCACCATACCAGCCTCGATGCAAGAGACACTTAGCGATCTGTTTACGCTTGCAGACATAGCTGATTCTGAGACGTTAAAAACCCACGTTTCCGGGTTAAGCATTGTAATCAACGATGGAAGTCAGGATTTATCGGCTGAGGAGGGGATTCGGCATGTATCACTACAGTCTGAATATGAAGATGCCGTCGAGGAGTCAGGCTTGGGCGGTGGTGGACAGGCCACTCAAGCCTTCGACGCCTATTCCGCTGTTGCACAGGCTATCGGGACTTCATGGGGAGATTTATCGTTAGATACTCAGCGGCAAAAGACCGGAGCATTTGATTTTACTGCTCCGTCCGCTGAGGTAGAAATCGCTACAGGAACCACGACACAGCGGTTTCTCGTTCTCGGACGTTGCACTACTCGTGTAACATCCGGTACAAGTAGATCAGAAGCAGAACTGAAATGTCTGATTGATACCGGTTCGGGATACGCCGACCTTGCCGGTACTGCCGGGGAGATGTACCTCCGACAGTTGAACTATGGGGCGTCTTGCTCATTTTTGGCTGTAATAACCCTTGCAGCCGGTGACAAGCTGAAAATGCAAGCAATGAGGACATGGGGAACCTCTACAATACAGGCTGTGGCGAACGGAACGGCCCTTGTACTGGTCGCTTTGCGTGGGGAGAAGGGAGACCAAGGACCGCAAGGAGATCAGGGCATACAGGGCGACTTAGGGCCTCAAGGGGAGCAAGGAATACAGGGACCACCGGGAGAACCAAATTGGGTGGCTCAGGAAACCGCTCCGACTTCTCCGTCTTCTGGCGATGGGTGGTATGTACCGTCAGAGGGACTGCTCTATATTTATGATGGCACTCGAAGTAAGTGGCTATCTGTGGATCGTCAACTCTGGGAGTTTGGGACAGAAGGTCTCGCAGATAATGAGTACCTGCAAATCGCTAATCAGATTGACGATGACGAGCAGGGACATACGTTTTACCGGGATTTTACCGTATTGGGAATCCGTGTGTTTGCCCCGTCTGGAAACCAGACAAAAGCAATGGCTATTGAGAAGGATCGCTCATCCGTACATGCTTTTAGTTTAACAGCCGGGGCCTATGAAAAAAGTGATCTGGACTTGGATTTTGACGCTGGTGAGCTTCTTCAACTTTTTGTTGAAAGTGCCGGGACCGGAGCCAGAGATACTCACGCTAAACTTGAAATAGCATGGAGGAAAAGTTAATGCAAAAGTTTTTGAAGAACGTTACCACTGGACGCCTCCGAGTTGGAGATGTTGGTAAGAAAATCGATGCCGGTGAAGTACGCCGGATTGACGGCAAGGACATTCATCGCTGGCTGAACAGTGACGACACACTTGACTACATACGTGCTGGTGATCTGCAAGTCGGTGCTGCGATTGATTTCTTTTACTCCGATGCGCTGGAGGGAGAGCTTTATTTCAATTCGCTGTTTGACGATGATGCATACGTGCTGGATGGAAGTACACTGGAGGAGGTCACTCCTGCCGTTGTTACAGACAGTATTACCGGGAAGAAGTCAACCACTGAGTTCTTTGCTATTCAATCCATGATGCGTGAACTCTACAACGCTACGTCCAATCCGTTTTATCATGCCAGTGTCACCCCGATTCTGGGTGCCGGGGGAATCCTCGAAACCATGGCAGGTAGAACGTTAAATCTGGAGACCATCTTGGGTAAGACCGGATGGTACACACAGGAAGTAAAAGAGTGGGCATACCAGAAACCGTATGCCATCCTGTTTTACTACGGCTGGCCCAACGCCTTCAACTCCGCTCAGAATGGGTGGGATAATGAGAAGGTTGCTCAGGAAATGTCCAAGTACCGGATTGTCGTTTTTGGGAATGGGCTGGAGCTTCCTACTCATGGAGACCACGCCAATCTGCAAGCGATTGCAACGAGGATTAAGGCCCTCAACTCAAACACGCAAATATTCGGGTATGCCTCTGTAAACCAGACGCAGACTGCGTTCGAGACACAGGTGGACAACTGGAAGGACAACATCGGTGTCCACGGCATCTTCATGGATGAGGCCGGATACGATTACGGCAAGACCAGACAGGAGTTCAATACTGCGGTGGATTACGTCCACGACGAAGGCTTGATCTGCTTCGCAAACGCATGGAATATGAACCATGTTCTGGGAACCGCCAACGATCCAAGCTACCCGAACACCACATATAACCCGTCTGCGGACGAGTCGAATCTGGCACAGACTGATTGGTATCTGATGGAGTCCCTTGCCGTCAATACCCTTGTCTACTCTGGAGACGGAGTTGCCCCGAAAGCGGACTTTGTGGCTCGTGTGAATACCATGACCACGCTCCGTGCGACCTACGGGATCAACGTTGCTGCTATCAACGTGATTAACGACTCACACGCACAGGGACAGGCACTTTTCGACTTCGCCTTTATCGCTGCCTGTATTGCATCTCTGGAGGGAGTGGGATCGTCAGACGATTACTACGGGGCCTCCAGTGCGAAGACGAAGTTCTGGGACCGACCGGATGTCAGTGAGATCGGGAGGCTCTGGGACTTGTGGCCCATGCTATCAGCAGACAACAATGATGCGGACAAGGTGCTTCGCTTTCTCGACTTTGGACGCCTGATGCTGGACTTCTCCACAGGAGCGGTTGATAGTGACATTCTGAAATACTAATCTCTGGAGGTTAAAGTTAATGATTTTAGGGAGAACTGGGCAAGTTGTCAAAGAAGACTTTACGGTGGTGGACGATGCGGACGCTCCCATTCCCGGTATCGATACGGGAGAGTTCACACATAAGCTATATACTCCAGCCGGGGCAGAATCTGTGTTGCCCGTGACTTACTTGGAGTTGGGGAGTGGGAGCTATCGTTTATCTTTTACGCCGGACACTGCCGGTGTGTGGTATCTGATCGTCTACCACGGAACTTACTTTCCCAGAGGCAAGATAGGAACCGTCGAGGTCTATGATAGTGATTTTGACACGCTCGGTGTGGACGTAACATTCATTAAGGACATCGAAGGTGGCCGGTGGAGAATCGTCGGAAATCAGATGATCTTTTTCAAGGAAGATGGTATAACTGAAGTCGCCCGATTTAATCTGTTTGACGAGTCAGGCACACCGACTATGGATAGTGTGTTTGAACGTCAGAGAGCCTGATGTGTATAGGATTGAAAATTATGAAAGGAGGTGATACTATATGAGCGAAAGAAGGATGATAATGCCGCCGCCGAAACCAGCGGCAATGACGGTTACATTTGCATTTCCGATTGGAAGCTTGGTGCAGTTGAAGAATACGAGTTTTCAGGGAGTAGTGACTCGATGCAGTTGTCATAGCTGGAGTTCAAAGTTTTATATGGTAGACTCCGGCTACGGTGATCCAAAGAGATTGGCAGAAGACGTGCTTCAGAGAGTTGACGACCCTTATCCTCCATGGAAGCCGTTTCCTCCCATCAAACCCTTGTACCGTGATGCTGACGGGTGTTTGACCGAAGACCCGCCAGAGGGAGCATAGCTTGAAAGAAAGAAGGAATGGTACGGACAGGAGAGTAGGCAATCCTTACACATCAGTTTTTCCTGAGCGGAGAAGCGGGAAAGACCGTAGGAGAAAAAAAGTTGAATACGATAATAACAAGAGGTCTAGGCCAAAATAATAAAATCGTAACCCGTGGATACGGAGGGCTTGCCTCTTATTTTCATATAGCTTATAAATTTAAACGGACTGTGGCCCGGATATTTAAACACGGTCCAATCAAAAGGGTATTTAAGGAAGATGGCGTCGAATAAAAAGATAGTAAAACATGAAGCTGTGAAGCGTGTCTATTCGAGAGAACAGAAAACTGAGTTTACTGCACCCGTGCGGAAATCAGTCTTCTCGAAGATCGCACCTCTCAGGGTATTTAAGGAGGTAACACCGAATGGTAGATAACATCGTGATCGAGGAGTTTGAAAAACAGCCATACGAGGAGTTCTTTGTTGCCGGTGACTACTCGACCGTTCTGGATGATGATGAAACATTGGTACTGGCTCAGTGTGTTGTATCCGCTGTGGACAAAGGCGGAACTGATGCAAGCAGTGCAGTTCTGGACCTTCCCACGATGGATGTAGACGGTCCATATTTGAAGGTCAGATGCCGTGCTGGAGATCCGTCATTGTCGAAGTACAAGATTACCTTTCGATGCGTGACGAGTGAAGGGAACAAGTGGGAAATCGATGTAAAGATGAAGGTGAAAGAGTACTAAGCTGCAATCGCTTGCACCGGAGGTATCATGACTGACTCTGATTTTTTGCAGAACTTTATGAAAGCATTTGAGGAAAGAGTTTTACTACCGGGTCTTTTGTCAATGAGGCTCGGAAAAATCGAGGACATTTCCGTTGCGAATGGAAAGCTCTCGAAAACCGTCTTCGGTAAGACAATCGGGCTTGTTTTACCGGATGCTGGAGACGCCCTTGTTGCCGTGAACTATTACGGTCATCTGAAGAAATCATTATCTTTTGTCAAGGCGGCTGAAACTACGACTGCCCGAACGATTCCATGCAGAGTTGTTCACTTTGCATCATTGCGGATCGAGTATATTGCAAAGGCTACGGATGAACTCGAACTGATCGCCGGATTTGCGTTGTTTAAAGAGAAAATCCTTACTATTCGTGGCTTCAAACATTCACAACCGTAACATCAACCGTAACACAAGGAGGAAGCAAAATGGCTAAAGGAACGAGAAGTGGAAACATTGGTAGAGCAGGGAAAGGTAGTGGCCGACATTATGGGAGCAGCTCGGCTACTGCAAGGGACGCTGCCAAATCGGGCCTGCCAGCCGAGGCTTGGTTTGAAGATCCCGTTGACGATGTGACCGTTGAGAATGCGGTTGCTACGTATGATGTTGTAGGGGCTGTTACCACGGGTCTCTTGGCAGCAATCGGGAGTGGGAGTCTGAATTATACCGTTTCAGGGGATGGTTCCGGCTCCGGCTCCTGCGTGATCGACCCTGCTACCGGGAGATTCGCCATTGATGACTTAGCTCTGGCTGTGGGTGATAACATTCTTACCATTGATGACGATTCGGGTGATGACCCTCAGTCGATCAGTGAGACAGTTACCATCACCCGTGAAGCATAACCCTGATCAAGTTGGCTGGCCGGTCGGAATAGGCGGGATACCACCCGTCTTCCGACTCGGTGCAGTCGCTTGCGTTCAGGAAGTAGTAGAGGCGGAGCCGTTGCGAAATCCCGTGGACGAGGACTCTCCAGTTGAGGGTTTAGAACCAAACCCGTTTTCCCCTTGACAAACCCAGTTACCTATGATACAACGGGATAGGCTCAGAAAACGTACCCAAAACACGTAACAGGAGGAGATCGAAAATGGCTCTACAGAAACAGGACTTGATCGCCTTGTCTAAGGCTGATCCAAAGACTATGGCGCTTGACTTTAATAATCGGGCGATCATGACTGACCCCGAATCGAGGAATCGGTTGGTCGCTGAGGAGTTGATTATTAAGGGTGGGAAGCTTACCGCTAAAGGACAGAAGCAATTTGAAAAACTCTATGAAAAGCTCCAAGCCCTGCGTGACGGAATCTCACTGAGATTACGGAAAGCCGCTGATCCCAAAGCTATCTTCGACGGAGAAGACGGAGAATGGTTTATGGGAGAGGCATCCAAGAAACCGTGGGTTGCCAATACTGAAGTACTTTTCATCGGACGTAAACCAGACCCGCAATTCAATGCGTCAAAAGGAACGCCCAAGCAGAGAAAGGCTGTCCCGTCTACTCTGCGAAGTATCTTGAAAGGGAAGTCGGATGCTACCATTGAGCTGAAGCCGTATGCTTTCCAGCGAGATGAGTTTGATGGTATTGAACTGATTTGGTTCAGAGATGACGACGAGACCCTGTTCGTTCCCCTTCAAGCCAAATACTTTGACTACATTACAGACCGTTTCCCCAAAGCCACCTACCATGTTGATGAGAACAGTGACGGACAAACGGCTGTCCAGATACGAGTGAAAAACCAAGGCATCAAATTTAACTGTGTCGGCCTAGTTATGCCGGTAAAGGTAGAAGACTTTATTCCAATACCAAACGTGAAAGGGTAAGAAATGGGAGCATGCCAATTAGATTCCTGTCCGCTGCACAACCAGCCACGGAATCGGGAAGTTCCCTATCAAGGCTCTACACGTGCTAAGGTTATACTTGTCGGAGAGTCTCCCGGCTTTCAAGAGCTGCGGATGGGGTTACCTTTCTGTTCGGACGGAGACTCTGGCAAACTACTTCGTAAGGGATGCAGCACTGTTGGGCTGCCGTGGTCTTCTTTGTTTCTCTGCAATGCTGCTCGTTGCCGGATTAATACAAAAAAGATGACCATCAAGGAGATCAGTAAAACTCTGGCCCACTGCCGTAGGCATCTTGAACGAGTGATAAAGGCTCTGAAGCCTAAAATCATAGTGAACCTTGGCAACTACGCACTGCAACAAGTGCAAAAAAGAAAGGGAATAACGAAAGCCCGTGGCAGGTGGACGTGGAACAAAGAGTTTAACTGTTGGGTTTACTCCATGTTTCATCCTGCGTACATCTTACGGAACATGGCACTTGAACCACTGTTCGTTGAAGACTTAAAAGGGTTGAAAGACGCAATAGACAATGACTACTCGCCGGAGTTCGATGAGGAGTTAGATTGGAAGGAAATCCCCCGATTGAAAGGGGCTTTTACGTTACCCCAACTGCATGAAGGTGTAGGCATCGATACCGAATGTCAGGGTCTTGAGTGGACGGACGAGGACTATGTTGTAATCGGTTATTCGATAAGCGCCCAGAAAGGTAAAGGCTACTTCGTCCGACTGTACGAGGAGACAGTTGATCCCGATGAAGCAGACTTTACTATTCAATGGATGCGTGCTCCAGAGGGCAAGAAAAAGAAAGAGCTTGTGGATGTCCATGTCCGCAAGGCTCCGCTATTCGATGAGAAATTGAGAGAATTGCGGATCGTGCTGGAGAGCAAGGATATCAAGCTTTACATGCACAACGGCAACTTTGATCTGCATACTCTCAATACGTTTTTTCGTAATGCTGGAAAGGCTCCACCGACCGTACGATCTTATGCGATGGATACCCAAGCAGCGGCTCAACTACTGGAGGAAAATATATTTGTCCAATGTAAGTTGTCGCAGCTCCAGCGTACCTACACGAGCATTAAAAGTGATTATGATGAGGCTCTTGCGAGGAAGTATGGAAAGGATGATATGCTTGCCGTGCCAGCAGAGGAGTTGGGATACTACGCTGGCGGTGATGCCGATGTGACAAGACGTGTTGCCCTGCGGCTGAAAGAGGAGCTTCTCAAAGAGCCTGACCTCGCTCGTTACCTTGTAAAATTTGTTATGCCGACTTTGCAATCGCTTGCAACAATGGAGGAAAACGGTGCATACGTCGATCAAGAGCAACTGCCGATTGCTACGGAATCAATCAAGGGATTGATGGAACAAGCAACTCGTGACTGCCTTCGTTACATCCCGGTGAAGGTCAGAGCACGTCATAAAGAATTAGGACTGAAATTCACTCGTGATGCACTCGTTAGGGATACACTGTTTGCCAATGATGGCTACAGTTTGAAAATCGTCAGGAAAACGAAAAGTGGAACTCCATCAGTTGACAAAGACGTACGGAAAATGCTTCTGGAGAGACGGCTGACAAAAAAGTGCCGAGCTTTCCTAACGTATCTGGATGACTTCAAAAGATACCATACGCTCTACACTCGTTATCTGAAGGGATTTAAGAAGTCGATCAAAAGCGATCAGCTTATTCATACCAAGTATTCATTATGTAAGGCAAAGACAGGAAGGGCTGCTTCGTCAGATCCCAACCTAATGAATATACCGAATCGTGGACCGGATGCGCCTGTCGTACGGAAGTTGATTGCTGCTCCGAAGGGATGGCTTCTGATGGCTGCGGATGAAGGCCAATCCGAACTCAGGTGGGCTGCGGATATCGCTAATGACAGAGCGATGAAAGAAGTCTTCCAGCAAGGCAAGGATATTCATACTGCAACCGCTGTTGCCCTTAGCCAGAGGACTGAAGCTGTCTATTTGAAGTTGCCGGAAAAGGAGCAGAAAACACTCCGTAGAAATGCGAAGCCTGTGAACTTTGGTCTGCTATACGGGATGGGTGCTGATGGATTCGTCTTGTATGCTAAGTTGGAATACGGGATTGACTTAACGATCCCCGAAGCAGAGCTGTGGATCAGTATCTTTTTCCGTACTTATAAAGCTTTGCCTGTATACCATAAGAAGACCATAGCTTTTGGCCGACGACATGGATATGTAGTCTCCCCGATTGGTCGGAGACGGCATCTTCCAGAGATCAGTAGCAGTGATCCCTTTCTGCGATCACAAGCCGAGAGGATGGCGATCAATCACCCGATTCAATCAGTCTCGTCGGATACCGTACTGATTGCTAATAATGAGATCGAGGCGCAAGACCATAACCCAGAGGAGTTTAAATCATCGCTGTTCATCCACGATGAGCTTGTCTATCTGGTTCGTGACAATTCAAAAGTTGAGGACTATGGAAGGGTACTCAAGGAAGCCATGGAAAATCCTCCGTTCGAGAGGGACTATGGGTATAAACTTTCAGTTCCTTTGATATCCGATGTGAAAGTCGGAAAAAACCTCGTTGAGATGACTAAGTTGGAATTATAGGAGGGAAGACATGGCTAGAAAAGAAAGCAGTGGAGAGAAAAAGAGTAGGATGAAAAATCGGTCCTACAAGCGGACACAAATACGTCACGCCCTCCTTGCAACCAAAGCAGAGGAGGATGCGCTTTTCTCCCGGCAGGTCGAGGACGAACGTGACCCTTTCGATGGAATGTATGATCGCAACTCATTGATCGTTCCCCACTATGACTTTGACCGGCTCTACCGGATTTATGAGGAGAGTGATGTTGTTCAGTCATGTGTCGAGGCAATGCAGAACAATATTGATGGATTTGGCTATCAACTCCAGTTTCTCGGAGATGACAAAACGGAGAAGGATACTCCGGCTGCTAAAGCTGAATATACACGTGCTCAAAACTTCTTTGACCAGATTAACGAAAATCAGTCATTTATGACAGTCAGGAAGGACAGACGTGAAGACATCGAGGTTCTCGGCAACGGAGCTTTCGAGGTAATCCGAAATAAGCTAGGCAGTATCCAAATGATGTATCAGATGCCGTTCAAGAGACTACGGCTGTCCCTCGTTGATCAGAAGCCTATTCCGGTGCGAGTAGCTATAATGCGGGATGGGAAGCCTACCATGGTAACGGTCAGGAAGCATTTTCGTCGATTTGCCCAGATCTCATCTACCGGCAGAAAGTTGCGATGGTTTAAGGAGTACGGAGATCCTCGTACACTATCAGCTATCACGGGAGAGTTTGTTACCGGGACGCCGAAATTGAAGGCCTCCGAAATTATGCACTACAAGCTTTCGTTTGGCGGGATGCCGTACGGTCTGCCTCGTTGGATAGGAGCCATTCTGGACGCTATGGGAAGGCGCTCGGCCTCTTACGTCAACTATGATCTGTTTGAGTCTCAGGGTATCCCTCCAATGGCTATCATGGTATCCGGTGGAGTACTAACCGACGAATCGTTGGATGAACTGGAAGACATTATCCGTTCCCTGCGAGGAGTCGGAAAATGGAATAAGATCATGCTGCTTGAGTCCAACGTCGAATCTGTTGGATTGGAGGATAAGGGATCAGCCAAGATCGAGCTTAAAAATCTGGCCGAATACCGGAAAGAAGACCAGATGTTTAACCAGTACCTTGAGTCAACTGAAAAGCATGTACGGCATAGATTCCGCCTACCTCCCTTGTATGTCGGAGCGGCTGAGACTTTCACACACGCCACTGCTAAAGCTGCTCAGACAGTGGCAGAGGAACAAGTCTTTATTCCTGAGCGGATGCAGCAGGATGAAATCATCAATACCCAGATCGTACGTCGAGAACTCGGCATAACGATGTGGAAGTATAAATCAAAGGGTCCGAAGATAGTCGGATCGACCGACATCCCGAAGGGTGTTGAAATCTTCTCGAAGTCCGGGGCGTTCTCAATTAACCATGCAATCGAACAGGCCAATGCTGTATTTGGCCTTGAAATGTCGAAGTATAAAGAGGAGTGGGCAGACTATCCGATCACGATGGTCACCGAACTTCTCAAGGCTGGTCGGCTCAAGGGTATGGATACAATCGCTGATGCAGTAAAGGAAGTCAATACCGCTGTTTCGACTGCTACCCAGAGACAACCGGCTGCGATTAAAAATCTGAAGTTGCCGGGACAGGTCACCAAGTCTGCTTTTGAACCGCAGGAAATAGAGCTTTATCAATCTTTGAAGACTATTCAGGCGACTATTGAAGCTCATTCGGAGTGTGCTCACGATGCTACCCTATAAGATGCCAGATATACAGGCTCCAGAGGAGCTTGACAGCTTCGATACGGCCTTTTTAGTGCTGATAGGGACTCTGACCCTTATAGACGGAGAAGAAGCCCTTGAATCGGCTCTGAAGGTCTCAAAAGATGTTGTTTTGTGGGGTCCAGAAGCCTTCCTACTCAATTCAGTGCTGTATAAGGGTTGGAAGGATGCTGGTGGCGATGATTTTACCGATGCGTTGAGATCTGCGTTTGATCTTAAAGACGATATCGGTGTTGATCTGGAAGCCCTCGACGATGCGTATGAGAAGTACTATGCCACTGGACGAAAGGCATGGAAGATCGTCAAAAAGAAAGTTGCTGAGGTACTGGAAAAGACTTCGGACTCATCCGAGAGTTATTTTCTCAAGCAATACAAAAAGGCCCAAAAGGATGCAGCTCTCGATAACTGGAAAAAGTTTGTGGAGTCTGCCAGTTATGAACACATAGAAAAATTTATCGACACGTACCCGGATCGTGTGCTGCACAGCCAGATTGGTACTCTTGCCAAGCAAGCAGCACTGAATCCGAATATGCGTACTATTGACAAAGCTGATTTGGTGCGTAGGATTAAAGAGATCGAGAAGTTGCCGAAAGAGTATATCAAAAACGTTTCGGATATACATGCCGGGAGAGTTTGGAATTTTACCGGATTGACGATGGCTCGTCAGAGAAACGTTACCGAATTTCAGATTATAGCAAACTTGGATAAGAAGACGTGTCCGGTGTGCAAGCGATTGCACGGGACTCGCTTTAATGTCGAGGCTGTGATCGAAAAAATGATCCCGTTGTTGACGGAGGAGGGTAACGAGGACGCTATTGCTAAGGCGTTTCCCTTCCCCCGGTTGCCTGATGTAGATAACGTCTCCTCAGCGGAGAAACGGGGTCTCCAAACAATGCCTCCTTTTCATGGGCGGTGCCGGTGTGATACGGCAATGTTATGGACGAAGACGGACACGGAGCTTCCAGAGTTACCGAAGAAGCCACCGACTATTCCAGAAACGTTTGTCTCTAAGAGGAACCGTCTTGAGAGGAGCATCTACAACCGTAAGACTGAAAAGTGTTACTGTTTTGATAAAAAGGGAAATGTGACCGTTGTTAAAGAAGGTCACGAGCGAGGAATACTTTTTACTTCTGATGAGTTAAATGCAATGCCGGAAGGCTCTGTCTTTACGCATAACCATCCGGCTTCTACAAGTTTTAGTCCTGAAGATCTATTTCTGACTATCAGAAATAGGTTTAAGGAGATGAGGGCAGTCAGCAAGAAATACGTATACTCCTTTAAGCCTGATTGGAAGTACTGGACAGAGACCATCGGGTATACCGAAACGCAAGATATTGCAGACTCGTTTCTCACTGCGTTTCAGAAAGCTGATGGTGCTGTCCGTAAGAAAATTCAATCGTTGCTTAACAGTGGAAAAATTGCACTCGAAACAGCCAATGCTACTCATGCACACGAAGTCATGCTGGAGATGTCCAAAATGACAAAAGGTCAAGGATTCAAGTATTCACGGAGGAAACCGCCATGGTCTTAAAAGCAAAACCAGTGCCGGAAAGAGAGTGGGATGTCGAGTCTGAGAATAACCTCACGCTAGATAAATCGCACCATGTACCGGTATACGAGGAGGTCAAAAAGGATGAAAAGAGCACCAGAGAGCATCGGAAGGGGAGGAGCAAGTAGATTTTATGGGTATTTATTAGTATTTATCTCATTGTTCTTAGCTTCACATTGGAGCACTGGGATAGACGATAGGAGGGCGTCAGCGAACGGAGAGGAAGTACCGCCACCTCAAGAGTTATCTGCAAGTGTAATTGCACCGTGTCCCGAAGGGGATGCATGCTTGTTCGTTGCTTGGGACGCAAACACGGAGCCGGACTTAGCTGGATACATTGTCCATCGAGGCAGGGAGAGCGGGAAGTACACCGAGAGCTTTAAGGTGGCAGAACTTCCCGGACAGTGGACAAATCCAGACTGCAAGGCACCGTATGACCCGTTTAAAACACAGTGCTGCGAGTTCACGATAATAGGACACAAGGAACCGGGAGTTTACTACTACGCTGCCACAGCATACGACGAAGATGGTAATGAGAGTGACTACTCTGAGGAGTTAGAGCACACGTTTATAATTCATAAACCGTCTGGACTGTTAATGCCAGAGGGGTTAATAGTAAAACCTGATAACGACGAATAGGAGGTAAGTAATGGCTGAGAATGAGTTTACGAATGAGGCAAACGACCCGATCCGCAAGCCACCGGCAAGCGGAGTGATGACCAGCGAGCTTCCACAGGAACGGGAAATACGTGAGACTCCGTTGCCTGAAGGGTATACACCGGGAGGCTTGATGAGTGGGGAAAACGATCTCGACAGAGACTTTCCCGTCAAATAGCTTTTATCGGTTGTCAATCAGGGTTCTGGAGCCTTCGGGGGTTACGGTTAAAAGGTGCGCTGTAACCCTCGAACTCTTTTTACTCAAAGAGTAATAAAATCAGGCATTTATAAAAACTCTTGACAAAATTTTTTATCTGTTATATATAAAATTATCGATATTATTTTTTGACAGGAGACGCCGCCATGCATAAATTCAAATTTACGGGAGGGGTTGCCAATCCTGAACCGAGACGAAATGAGAAGTTTCTCTTGTTTTTCGTTGTCGGCGGAAACGAGATCCCTCTGTATCAGATGGTCAACGATGGATTGGTACAGAGGACCGGCTACGAGCGGGATGAGTTCTCGACCAAGCACAAGATTGCCAAGGTGTTTATCAGTCAGCAGGGATTCGGCATCCAGAAACGCTACCACTCCTTTTATATAGAGTTTCGGGATTCTACCGCATCCCCCACGGTGACTGTAGTTCCCTTCTCCGGGCCAGATACCCAATTTCAATTCGTTGGGAATTTTCGTTTCCTGAAAAAAGATGAAATCTTGGAAGTGCTGGATAGTGAATCAACAAGTTACAAGTTCGCCCAGATCCAGCAACCACTTCCGGTTAAGACGCTGAATAGTCTTGTTACTGTGGATCGTTCTCATGTTCGCAAGGGAGTGCGGCATGTTCGGATCGGACGCAAAACCCAAAAGGTAGGAATTTGACCTACAGACAGGAGGTATCACTATGTCATTTTGGACCCAGATCGGAACCGTGATCACTGACGTTACAATGTTCAAGAAGTCGTGTGAACAGCATAATGTCGAGTATCAGCGGAACCACGACAAGAACTTTAAGATGCAAGGGCTCGAAGTCCATGCAACGTTGACTGACAGTGGCTCACGGAGCGGCATGCGTGGGCAAGCTTTTCTCTGCAAGGATGGAGGAGCGTTCAAGATCGTTATGGACAATGACATCAACTACTCGTCTTTCTCAAATCGCATCGGACGTAACGGTGGGGTGCTTGTTAGAGACTACACCAGAGGTGTGATTCTGGACAACGTGAGAAAAACTGGTGGGATGGTAACCAAACAAGAAGAACTGAAGGATGGCAGTGTTCTATTAAGAGTTGCCAACTTCTAATCTGTATGAGGAGTGACAAAATGACGGAGAAACCCGAAGTAGTTATCAAAATCAGTCCAGATGGATCTAATGTGGACGTAGACGGTAAGAACTTTACGGGCGGGGCTTGTAAGACAGTTATCGAGACTCTAACCAAGGGTGTCGGGATTGTCGAGGAGTCAAAGAAGAAGCCCGAATTTTACGTAATCGAGCAGCATCATACCACTCTCGGTGGTAGTACGTGATGCAATCGCTTGCAATGGGGCATCCTTGCACTACAGGGATGCCCTTCGTGTTTAAGGAGGTCAAATATGGAGAACAGAGAAGTATTGATTAAGATCGCCCCGGATGGGCATGCATCGTTTTTCCTGCACCACGACGACAACCCGCTATTTGATCAAGCAGAAGCCACGATTATTAGAGCATCCAATGTTAGATTTGACAATACCGAAAAGCTTTGGTTTGTCTGGGAACGTCAACCTGACGGGTCCGAAGTTATCCTTCCCAAAGGTCACATAAGACGTGCTGATGCTATTGCGTATGAAATTGAAATGTTGAATCAGAAGCTGAGGGATGAGCCGGGATATGTCGAACAGAGGTTCGAGAGTATTACTACCGGTTCCGAGTAAAAAGAAACGGCCCGAAGTGGATGAGTCTCCGAGCCGAATCCACGGAGGCCACTCAAAACGTGACCAATGACAAGAGAAACCCCAAACCAGCAAAGGGCGTGAGTGTCTCTATAGTAGGACATTGAG